GCGACCGGGGCTCGAAGCCGCTCTCGAAGCGTGTCGGCCCGGCGACACTCTGACGGTCTGGAAGTTCGATCGATTGAGCCGGAACGCGCTCGACATGATCACCATGCTGGAGGAGTGCAAAGTGCGTGGCGTTGGGTTGCGTAGTATCACGGAACCGTTCGATACGAACGACTACATGGGTCGGTTCATGTTCCAGCTATCCGGCCTGTTGTCGGAGCTGGAGGTGGGGTCGACATCGAAGCGGACGACGCGCGGCATTGAGGCTCTACGGGCCGAAGGGCACACGTGGGGGCCGCCTCGGAAGATGACAGAAAAGCAAGTGCAGACGGCCATCAAGCTGCTCCAGGGCGGCAAAACGCCAATCGATGTGGCCAAGAAATTCAATGTGAGCGGCACGACGCTACGCGAGAAAGTTCTCGAAGCGACGGGCGGCAAGAAGCTCTGGCCATCGGGGCCAAGAGCGAAACGGTGAAGGAGCCGATGCGACATGGCGTGGACGCTGTCTCGATCTCCGATATTTGTTCAACCCCGAGAAAACGAGTGAGGCTGGGCCGTGACCTATACCCCGTGCGCGAGCGGCATCCACATTTGCGGATTGACTGCCAATGAGGACGAATTCCTGACCGTGGCCAATTTTCCAGGCGTCACGCGTGACGCATTTGAGGCCGCGCGCAATGCCTGCGCATTGAGCGACCATGACGATTTTGATCTCGTCGTAGACTGGATGGTGGGCGGGGATATCGTCGAGGATTTTGGTATGCGGCGACAGCAGCTGGACGATTTGCGCCGCATCGTTGCAAGAAGAGATTGAGGAGCCGAGACATGGCAGCACGCGGCGTACTTCGAACGATGGGTGACGGGCTGGTCGGTTTTCACTGCCCCGGCTGCGATGAGATGCACATGGTCAACACCGATGTCGTGGACCGGCCGAACCACCCGGCATGGGACTTCGACGGCAACTTCGACGCGCCGACGTTCTCGCCGTCGATCAACGTCACGGGCGTGCGCCGGACCACCGAGGACGAGTACGCACGCATCATGGCCGGCGAGAGGATCGATCCGACCCCGCGCGTCTGCCACTCGTACGTGCGCGCTGGCGCGATCCAGTTTTTCGGAGACTGCACCCACGCCCTCGCCGGGCAGACGGTGCAGCTCAAACCCTTCAACACGGATTAGGAGGGCGCGGTGACCCAGTGGCACACTGAGACTTGTTGCGAGTGCAAGACGCAGTTCGCGATGACGACCGAGCTGTATAATATCGCGCGGCAGCGATGCGAGAAGATGCAGTTCTACTGCCCTCACGGGCATGCACAGCACTACGTTCGCGGCGAAAGCGAACTGGATAAAATGCGCCGCGAGAGAGACCGCGCCGTACAAGATCAAGCACGACTTGAGATCGAAAGAGACGTGGCGCGGGCAGAGGTTGACAAGGCGGCCAAATCGATCAAGCGGATGAAAAAGAGGGCGAACGCTGGTGTCTGCCCGTGCTGCAACCGCACGTTCTCAAACATGGGGGCGCACATGAAAACGCAGCACCCAGATTACGAGAGTGAAAACGTGGTAAAACTCAAGAGAGTATAGGAGCCAACATGCGCAAGCCAATATTATGCCTGGACTTCGACGGCGTAATCCACAGCTACGCGAGCGGGTGGAAGGGGGCCGACATCATTCCTGATCCGCCCGTTGCTGGCGTTGCTGATTTCATCGTCACCGCTCAAGAGCATTTCACGGTCGTGGTGCATAGCAGCCGCAGCTGTCAGCCTGGCGGCGTCGAAGCCATGAAGCGCTACGTGCACAAGATCTCTGTCGACGGCGATCATGATGGATCGGCTTTCGATGCCGTCCAGTGGCCGACCGAAAAACCTCCCGCTCAGGTCACGATCGACGATCGTGCGTTGACGTTCAACGGCACTTGGCCGCGCATCGAAGACCTGAAGGCTTTTCAGCCATGGAACAAGCGCATCGTCGGAGCTACCGGCGATCATCCTCAAGGCCGTCTGACGAAGGACGACGAGGGCGGCTTGAAGATGGCGATTGGCACGAAGGACGGCGTCGTTCAAGTTCACTTCGGCAAGGAAGTCGCATGGCTCGGGCTGGACCGCGCGACGGCCATTGCACTCGGGAATAACCTCATCAAGCACGCCCGCACATTGGCCGTGCACTAAGCAATAGCAGGAGGCGCGACATGGAAGCCCTGAGTGGATTGTGCCTCGGTGGACCCCTGGATGGAAAACGACTTGACCACTACGGGCCGCGATATCGAGTACCACTCTCGCAGCCTCTGGCAGATTTCCGTGTGAGCAATGCTGCGGAGATCGCCCGTGTTGATGTGGAGGTGTTTGAGTACGTGTTTCACCGCCTGCCCATCAAGGGTTAGCAATTTTGGATGCCTGCACAAGTGCTGTCGCGGCGCGGAAAGTTCGAGCAGAGACACTACGACCATCCCGACGACTTTGAGGTCCGGGCGTGTGCTCTACCTTCCCCATGCTCTATGCCTCCTGAACTCTTTTGGGACGAGATGCTTGGTGTAGCTGCGGCGGATCTTTCCGCCCGTGGCGTGGTCCTCGGATGTCTTCCCGGTGTGGCACCACGTGCACAGGACTTGCAGATTGTCGTCCTCATCCGTGCCGCCCGCCTCAAGGGCCGTACGGTGGTCCAAATCCCATCGGTCAGCAGGGCCTAGTTTGCGTGTGCACTTGGCGCACTTGCCGCCGCACTCTGCAAACAGCTTGGCCCGCTCTTGAGCCGTGCGAGCCCGGCGCTTGTCGTGGACAAAGGCGCTCATGCTGCCCCCTCATGCTCTTGCATCAGTTGCGCCGGGTCGAGGCCAGTCTCAGCCCGGATCACGTCTTCGACTTCCGCGAATAAGCCGATCGCTTCCATATGGCTCATTTTGTCGAATGCTATGCTTTTTGGTTTCCAGATGATAATCTGGTCTTTGTGAAACGTCGGGAAAGCATAAGAGCCAACGGCACGGACGGCCACAGTTACGAGAAATTCGGCTTGCTCTTTTCGAATTCCGGAGAGAGGAATTGACGCAGCTATTTCTCGATGTCCGGCCTTCATTTGGAGAAATTTTCGAAGCTCCTCAGAGCTTGAGAATTGTCGATCGTTGTTAATCGGCCAATGCGAATATAGTACACGCGTCATCGCGAAATAGCGCTTCAAATGCGGCACGCTTCGGCGTTCATCTGGTAATTCTTGTGAGCATCCGCAGATGTGGCATTTGGGGCGTTTCGGTTTGGCGCGTTCTGAAATGCTCATGAGTCGGTCCTGTTCCGCTCTAGTCGAGCAATGACAGCAAGAGTCTGCTGCATATCCAGACGCAACGCAGTCGGCATGTGATCGATAGTCATCGCCGCGGCAAAGGTCGTCAGGACGCGCTTGCAGGCTAGAACGTCGTCAGCCGTAGCCAGCGCCTGAGCGGCTGCTTGAGCCACAGCATGGCTGCTACCGCCTTCGTGATGGTAGCGCTTCAGCGCTACCTGAAAGTTTTTGTCGATCACGATTTGAGTTGTCACGGAGCCGACCTCACGAGCTTTGGAATGGGCAGGCGGATGGATTTCACAACCTCCACCGGAGGTTCCAGATTGCCGGGCGGGCCGAGAAATGCGACTGTCCCCAGAAACCCGACCAGGGCGCACACCGCGAAGGCCAGCCCATAGCGCTTGACATCGCTCATGACTGCACCCGATCTTCCGGAACCGTCGCCATGATCCCGCACGATTTAACGGCATCGACCATCTGGGCTTGCAACCGCCGGAGCTGTTCCGTGATCTCCGCCCGGCGCTGGCGAATGTCGCCTTGCATGGCCTCGCTCTCGCGCTCGACTTCCTGAAAGGCCAGCAGCAGCTTGTGCTCATCACCCTCGACGGAAATGAGCTTGCCTTGCAGATCCCGGATCGCCTTTGCCAGCTTGTCGAGGCCGGGCATGGTTACGACTTTTTCGTCAGGGGCTGACGTCTTTTGGTTGGCCACTCGTTCGAGGATGTCTGTCAAATTCCAATTGAGAGCCATATCGGTTACATCGCCCGTTTCTTGCGTTTCTTGCCGCTGCGCTTAGATGCCGGCGGCATTGCCGGAGTGACGCCGTTCGCTCGCCGCGCATCTAGGACACAGCACGGGAAACCCTTGGGGTGGGCCATCGTTAAACTCACCACACTGAGGGCGCATCTCACCCTCCAGCATCATGTCGGCTATCTCTCCCATATCCGGTTACTCCGCTGCTTGAGGGGTGGCGTCGCCGAGGTCTTGCATCCGATCGGCATATTCATCGTCCAGAATTTCAACCCATCGTGCGGGAGCCGTCGCCCATTCGTCGGCGTAGCTTAAGCGGATGAACCTCAGCCCCTCGACATCGCCCGCACCCTTGATGTGTCGGCGGATCTCGTTGAAAGCCCTGTCCGTCCCGTCCTTCTTGGCTGCACTGGAAGACTTACGTTTCTTGGTCTCATTCAGCGCGAGAAGGTCTTCCTCATTGTCGGCTTGGGGCATACTGTCGAGGTCAAGATCGCCCGTGGGAATCTTGAACAGAGACCGTAAATAGGCCTTCTCGACGTAGGATTGAGCGGCCTGGAATGTCTGCGGGCCCGTCACTTGGATGAACAGCGTGCGCCTCGATCGCGGGTCGTGCCACGTCGCATCCTCGGTCGCGAGCAGGAAGGAAAACACGGCTTTGAGCCATTGGCTGGTTTTGCCGTCCTTTTCGATGCGGACCGTCTCGGCATGCTCCTCCAGCGGAAGGATCATCAGCCCGACCTCGCCAAGCTTGCGCGTAACGGCCGCATAGATGTCGTCGGCACTGGCGAACATGTAGTTGCCATGCAGATTCTTTGTGGACTTGGATACCGCCCCCATCGTGGCTTGAACGCGGCATACGGCCTTGACGATCGACGGCGGCATAGCCGTGACACTCGGGCGTGAAATCGTTTCGTTCTCTGGAAAGAATCGACTCATCATCCCCTCCCGATCAGCTTGACAGTTCCGGCGGCAATCGCCAGAGACAGCGCGACGAACATCACCCAGCCCTCTATCTCACCCATTCCGAGCCCTCTCGATCAAATAAGCCGCCCGAGCCCGGTCGGTGTGGCGCTTCTTTTTCTGCACATCCTGCCAGATCACGCGGTTGATGAGCGTCCGATCAAGGCCGGTTTTTCGGTGGATCGAATTTTTGCTCATGCCTGCATCGCGAAGCTGGAGGATTTTCATGTTCCGCTTTTTCAGGTAGTGTGGATCTGCTAAAACACACGACATGTTGACCTCCTTACGCCGCTTGAGACTCCGCCGCCGCATGCTGTGCCGCCAATCGGCGCTCTGGATATTCGTCCGCCCATTTCCGCCGGATATGAGCCTCCCAATCCAATTGGATATGAGCGATCAAGCGGGCCGCGAATTCCGCTTCGAACAGGCAAACGCTTCCGCCACGTGCCGGAAATGGCCGGTCATTGATCCTTAAATTGCTGACGTAGACCCGCCCATGACGGACCTCGGCTTCTGCCGTCAGTCCCGGAATGAGAATCGCGAATTTCTCGCCGGTCGAGTCCATCAAATACACGTCGTCATCGAGTTCGAGTTGCATGGTTTGCCTCCTGAGTTTCTCCATCCGGGGAGCAGCAATTGCCCTCGCCACTCCCCGGAACCGGCCCCCGCCGAAAAAACGAACGAGAGAAAGTTGTCTGCCACCTGTCGGGACCAAACCGGCACCATTGCCCTCTCTCTCGTCCTCCAGAACACCTTCCGAGCCTCGCCGACCGGCAAGGGCGCCACGTAACGGGCGTGGCCGTCTGCCCACTCGGATTTCATCAGACCCGTTCCCCGACTATCCCGTGGGGTCCATTGCCGGGACTGGCTGGGCTTCCCACTTTCCGGCGAGGCCCGGACGGTACTCTGGAGGACGCCTAGCGCAGCGGCGCTAGACCGTCGTCGCCGCGTCTACTTGGCACCCTCCCGGCGCTGGCGGGCGCGCTTGAACATGGGGCGGGTGAAGAACCCGAGGATGAGAAATCCGGCCATTCCCGCCGATCCGCCTAGAACGACGGCCGCGAAGATTTTGAGATAGTAAGCCGTCATGACGCGGCCTCGGCTTTGATGGCTTTGTCTGGCTGCGGCTGCTCTTCCAGCCAATCGATAGCCCGTAGGTACATTGCCGCCAGAGGCCGGGAGCCGCTCGCGGACGCATTTGTCCGGTAGTGAGCGCGCGCCTCCTCGATCGTAAACCATCGGCACCCGGCCGCGATTTTCCAGAGGTCACCTTGCCAAACAGCGACGGGTCGATACCCGCGCTCGTCACCGACCGGCAAACAAATGATGCCGGTGGCGCGCCAGAGGCTGGCACCGTGGAGGCTGGCACCGTCGAGGCTGGCACCGACGAGGCTGGCACCGACGAGGCTGGCACCGACGAGGCTGGCACCGACGAGGCTGGCACCGTCTAGGCTGGCACCGTCGAGGCTGGCACCGTCGAGGCGGGCACGGCCGAGGCGGGCACGGTCGAGGCTGGCACCGTGGAGGCGGGCACCGTCGAGGCGGGCACCGTCGAGGCGGGCACCGTCGAGGCGGGCACCGTCGAGGCGGGCACGGTCCGGATCAAGATAATCTGTCATGCCGCGATCAATCCAAGCCGCATGGCGTTTCAGGATTTCATAGAGTTCTGTTTTTGTCATTTTTGCTTCCCTCACTCGGCTGGATCGATGACCGCTCGGCATCCGCGGCCTCTCGTGAACCAGTCCAAACCAGCAGCGCGGTCACGGTGGGGGGTCCACCCCGCTGAAGGCGCCCCGGAGAAAGGCGGGTCCGCGCTGCTGATGGCCGTAACAATAAATTACGAACGAGGATGCGTCAACAACAATGTGCGGAAAAGTTACGCGATTTGTCAACGGCTGTGGATAAAGAGGACCGGATCGACCTAGGCAATCACCTAGGAATTAACGATAGGCGGTGCTGGTGATGGTCTGGGATTTGATGGCAATATCAGATCATTGGGTGTAATTTTGAGTATCGCGCAAATGCGAAGAAGCATCTCAAAGTTCGGCTCAACTTCGCCTCGCTCGTACCGCCTGTACCGAGCGCCCTCTATGCCTAAAAGTTGCGCGAGGTCTTCTCCTGAGGCATAGCCAGCGTCGGAGCGGGCCTCAGCAAGACGCCTCCCAAATTCACGCTTTATTCTGTCGTGTCGCGAAACCGCCATGCGCCTTCATACATCGGGCGAAACTAATCCACACGTAACAGTGTAGCTATACGAGTTTGCCCTTGACTAGAACAGAAAGTTACGTAACAAATGGTTGCATGATGAGCAGCAAGACCATTACGGCTCGTGTAAACCGGATCTTCTCGGCTCGGCTCCGGGAGAAGCGGAAGATGTGCGGCTACAAATCCGCGGAATCATTTGCAACGGCCGTCGGAATGAAACCTCATACGTATCGGCGCTATGAGCGCGGCACAGCGCAGCCCAGCCTCGTAGTTCTCGCGCGCATCTGCATGGAATTGGACGTAACGCCAAACGACATTTTGCCTGAGCCGAAGACAGTTTGGCACGAGGACGGATCACCCGTTCTTGCCGCCGCCTAGGAACGCTGAGAAGCGCCCGCCTAACCCGTTCGTGTTGGGGTCCCCTGACACGAACTCCCCCTGTTCCGCGTCTGTAAAATTCATCGTGCCCGGTGCGTTCGCATTCACGGGACAGGGGACTTTTTTTGTCAAAATTCCAGGAGGCAACATGAGTTGGACAGAGGAGCGAGTCGATCTCGCAAAACAGCTTTGGCGGGAGGGTATTTCCGCCTCTCAGATCGCGCTCAAGGTCAGCGGCAAGGACAAGACGTTCACACGCAACGCCGTCATCGAAAAGATGCTGCAGCTCAAACGGGCAGAGCGGGCCAGCGCGCCGCGCCGCCGCATGAGCAAGCCGACGATGCGGTCCCGGCTCGCGGATATTCAGGCAAAGTCATTGCCGCCAATCAACCAGACGCCGCTGGTGACCGACATTATGTCCCTCAAGAATCATCACTGCCGCTGGCCGATCGGTGACCCACAGGACGACGGTTTTGGCTACTGCGGAGCAACTAAGCACGCGCCGTTCTCGTACTGCGAGCACCACGCGCGGATAGCGTATGCCCCGCCGCAGGCCATGAAAGAGCGGGCGCATTTCCCGACCGGGCTGCTGCACCGGAAGCTCAAAGCCGCCTGAATCTTGTCAAATCAAGGAGACACGCATGTCAGCGTTCAAAGGAAAGCCGTTCACCGATGTCCTCGGAGAAATCGAAAACGGAGACCTTCTCCGCGATCTCACCGAGGCGACCTATGAGATGATCGCCGCCGTGATGGAAACCCGCAAACCGGGCAAGGTCAAGATCGTTTTGTCGTTCTCGCCGACCGGCAAGGGCACCGTCAATCTCGATGCCGACTACGACGCCACGGTGCCCGAGCACGACCGCCCGACAACGACGTTTTTTGTGGGCAAGGACTACTCCCTCCAACGCAACGACCCCGCGCAGCCGCGTCTGCCGCTGCGCGAGGTTGAAGTTCCCAACAACGACCCCGTGAAGGTCGCTCAATAAGGATTGGTCTATGTCTGATATCAAATCACCCGATATCATCAAAGCGATTTTTGATCAGGGGCGACTCGCCGCTCCTGTCATCGACAGGCCAGACGGCGGCAAGGTTATCCTCGCGCCCGAGGGCAGTGAGCGCTTCGACATCGAGCCTCGCGACAAGGAGCTTTTGAGGATCAAGCAGTCGCCGCATGTGCACGATCTCGAGTCCTTCGTCTCCTACGTCACGACGTTCAAGACGAGCGACACACGGATTTTCGCGGAGCCAGGGCATCTCTCGGTGGACAAGCAGCCAATCATCACGGCGGCGCTGGACTATCACGGCCCCGGCAAACCCGATCATTTGGCGCACCGGATCACGTTCCGCCCGCGCTATTCCGAGCCCTGGACACGCTGGTTGCACGCCAAAGGCATGAGCCAGACGGAGTTTGCCGAATTCATCGAGGAGAATCGGGGTGACATCCGCGTGCCCGAGGCGGCTCAACTGCTCGACATCGTGCGGACCTTCAAAGCCAGCCGAAAGCAGGATTTTGACAGCGTCGTCTATCAACCGAACGGCGATGTGATGGTCAACTATGCCGAGACCACACAACAGGCCGGCAAAGGCGTTCCTGTGCCGTCTGAACTACAGCTCGGCATCCCCGTCTATTTCCGGGGAATCGTCTACGCCGTGCCCGTGTTCATGCGCTACAGGCTCGCGGACGGGAAAGTGACGTTCGCTCTCAAGGTCGACCGCGCCGACTACATCGAGGAAGCCGCCTTCAACGAGATCACGATGAAAATCGGGGAACAGACAGGCGTGCCCGTGCACCTCGGACGGCTGGGCTGAAACGACAACGGCCCCCACCGGAGGCAAATCCATGGGGGCCGTTTTGAAGTGTGCGAACGCGAAACAAACGCAAACTCTAGTGGTGACTACCATGCACGTCATTCATGACGATTTTTGGGCGAGGTCGGCCAAATGACAGCCCTCGCTTTCGTTCGCATGTATCCGACCGATTGGCGCTCCGGCTGCCTCGGGCTCTCTCTCGAAGAGGAGGGGCTCTACATGCGAGTCTGCATGTTCCAAGCAGAGACAGGCCGTCGCGTGCCACTGGACGATAGCCAGGCAGCCCGGATGCTCGGCGGCGTGAACCTCAATCAATATCGCAAGGTGCTAGGGCAACTGGTTCTCAAGGGAAAGGTGAAGCGACATGAAGACGGTTATGGCAACGACCGCATCGAGCACGAAACGAAGAAGGCACAAGGCGCTGCCGGGAAGCGTCCCGCCGCGACCGAAAAATACCCCGATCGGGAAGCCGATCAGGACGAAGGACGGGAAGATCATGCGGTTCCCGTAACAGTCACCCCCCCAGCTACTAGGGTAGCTGCCCCCCCAGCTACCCCCCCAGTGAAGAACGATTTTGTCGAGCAAAATCAAACTCTCTCTATAGAGCCACGATTAAAGAAAGAAAAAGTAACCCCCCTACCCCCCAAGGGGGGCGGAACGAATTTCTGGGGTTCGGCTCTCAATCCAAGAATGCACGGCGTCGAGTCGGGTGTGGTTTTCGAACAAGGATCGATCGCCCTCGTCAACGGAAACCGGAAATTCTGGGCCGAGCAATTCGACGGCGACGACGGCGCGCTCGATCTTGCGCTCATCGAAGTCAGTGGCCGGGTGAGACCCAACAGCGGGCGACCCTTGAAAACCCAGGTTGACGCGATCCTCGCTGGAATTGCCAGGGACCGTCGCGACCGGACAGCCCGGTACTGGGAAGCCGTCGACAGAAACCGTCCAGCCGGACGCAGTCAGCCGAATGCCCTCGATGTCCTCGAAAAAATGTCATTCTCGTCCTGATTTGGAGTTGCGTGATGTCCGACCATGTCAAGCCGTATCTCAACCGCCTCGTGATCCTGTTTGGCCAGCCAAAAACGGACGATGTGACGATGTTTCTCGGCGAATATGCGCGCGTCCTGACGCGGTTCAAGCCAGCTGAATTGGAGGCTGGTATTGATCGGCTGGTGACTCAGCATCGCATTCGATCGTTCCCGACGATCGCGGAGTGCTCGAATGCGATTATCGAGGCTGCTCAGACAGCGGCCATGCTTAAGCCCCGGCGCCGGGAAGATGCAGAGCCCAAGGGTTGGAGCCCGCGTGACCTGCAAATCGCCGATGTGCTCTGTCGCAGCGATATGGGCCGTCAAGCCATGAGAGACGGATGGATCGGAGCCTTGCACGAGTTTTGCGCACGGACCGAGCGACTGCCGAGATCGCACGAGCAATCCGATCTCATCGCAGCATCGAAATACCTCGATCGGTGCGCTAGCGGTCAGGTTGATATGGGCGCGTCACACGCAGCGCTGCTCAAGCTCGCGCACAACATGATCGACCGCCGGAACACGATTGCGGAACGGGTGTTTCCCCGTTCCCGCTCGATGGCGGGAGAACGGGAATGAAAAAACTTCGCGTGCTCGATCTTTTTTCTGGAATCGGCGGATTTTCTCTCGGCCTGGAACGCACGGGCGGGTTTGAAACCGTCGCGTTCTGCGAGATCAACCCTTACGCATCGAAAGTGCTTCGCAAATGGTGGCCGTCCATTCCGAACTTCAGCCCTGGCATCGTCGCGCTGAACAGCTTGTTGACGAGGGTGCGGATGTCATCACGGCAGGATTCCCGTGCCAGGATATCTCACTCGCTGGCGCTGGCGCCGGACTTGCCGGAGAACGTTCGGGACTCGTCTGGCCGTTATTACGAACCATTCGCCTGGTTCGACCCAAAATCGCGTTCCTGGAGAACGTGGCAGCGCTGCTTGGTCGAGGGTTGGGAAGTATTCTCGGGCACTTGGCCGAGGTCGGGTATGATGCGGAGTGGCATTGCATACCGGCGTCAGCCCTTGGTGCTCCTCACCAAAGGGACCGCGTCTGGATCATCGTTACCGACGCCATGCGCAACGGACTACGGCACGAACAGAAGCCTATCCTCTGGAGCTGCGACCCGACCGAGCTTGCAGATGATGGCGCGTCACGAACTCTGGCCAACACCGATGGCGGCCGACGCGCGAGGCAGCAGCGGAGTGCCAAGGGCAGGCAAACAGGTCCAACTGGCGGATGCGGTTCGCAGATGGCCGACGCCCAGGGCGTCGGATGGAACACACGGTGGCCGAGTGACGCCGCGCAAGGGTCGGGAGGGCGGCAACCTCGTGGAAGCCGTGTCAGCCGAGTCATTCGCAACCCCGACCGCCAGTCCCTGGCGGTCGGGGAAAGCATCGCAAGAAACTCACGACCGGAATTCGCGCCCTCTGTCGGAGCAAATTGGTGGGCTGTTGAACCCGACGTGGGTCGAGTGGTTGATGAACTACCCTCCCGAGTGGACCGCCTTACCTGTCTCGGCAACGCCGTCGTCCCGGTTATCCCCGAGCTCATCGGCCGCGCGATCCTCAAAGCGGAAAGGATGACCCCATGAAACGCAACACGCTCCTATTCGACAAGATCCGCGCCGAGGCCAAGGCCGGAAAGACAGACGCAGAACTATCGAAGATATTCAAACTTCCTGAAATCAACATCGCCGCGATTACGAGAAAAGTCAGGGAGAAACAAACGTGACAGTCACCATGTCTCAGCTCGCATCGGGTGAAGGGCGCACCGTGGACCTCGTCATTATGCGTCACGCAGTTCGAGACCTTGTGAAATCCGGTCTCGGCTGGGAGGACATCTGGCGGGAAGTGAAAGGCCAATTTCCACCGTCGATATCGGCCGAAGATTTACGGCAATACGTCATTCCGAGGCTCAACAAATAGGACGTTGACCGCTCGGCACCCGTGAATTCAGCGTGAACCAAAAGGACTCAAAATGGCAGGCCACAAAACAGCAGTGAAAAACGTCAAGCCAATAACAGACAAGACGACAGGCAAGACGACGCTCAAAGCCACGGCCCGCAAGGGCGAGTCGGTCTCCCGGAAAATCGCCGCCCGTAAATCGACGAAGCAGAAAGTCGTGTCTCGCGCCAAGGCGGGGAGGGGAAAGTGATCGAAACGGTTCTCTCACGTCTCCGAGGTGCTCATCCCGACATGGAGACCATCTTCATGCACGGATCTTGCTTCGAACTCTACGGTGTCATGCGGGCCATTTGGCCGGATTCAGAGCCCTGGTATCAGCCGATAGAGGGGCACGTCTACACGAAGGTTGGCAGCCACCTTTACGACATACGGGGCAAGCATCGACGGACGACGGTTGGCATGTTCGATCTCCGTAAACCGTTTTCGTCTGACATGCCACACAGGTGGTCCAAGAGAACGCACTATCGCATACAAAATCAAAGCAAGAGCCTGGAGGCTGCCGCATGACCGATGACAAGGAACTGATCGAGAAGGTCGCAATGCTTCTGGTATCGATAGGGCAGCACGAGAAAAACAGAGCCGCGCGGCTCTCCGTCGAAGCGCACAGCTGCGAGCGAACTGGCGCCTGCCTACGGCAGCCCTGAATGGGTCGCTCGACAATGGGAAAAATGGGCGGTGAAGTATGCAAATCCGCCACTTCCAAAACCAGACTCGACCCCTTAGAACTGATTCGAATCACCTGCGTTTCGTTGCTCGCGTCTGTCAATCCAATTTGTGTGGAGACACCCGCCATGAAACGCATGCTGACCTATCTGGCCTTTGGGCTAGCCGCGCTGACCATCCTCGTGGGGCCGTCGTTTGCCGCTGATCTCGCCAAGCCAGCGGAACCCGCTAAGGCCGCCGAAGTCTTCGCGCCACAGCCGTTTTCCGGCCTCTACATCGGCGTTCTCGCTGGTCACGCCACCGGCACCACCAACGACGCCGACGGCTTCAAGTTTCCCCGCGACGGATACACCGGCACCGGCCTCATCGGCTACAATCATCGTGTCCCGAACGCCTCTCACATCGTCCTGGGAGCCGAAGCGGATCTCGGATTGACCGGCATTTCAGGCGCCACGAACGCGGGTGGGTTTACCGTCACCGGCACGAACAAGGTTCTCGGCTCCATCCGAGCGCGCGCCGGGTACGCCATGGCCAGCAGCATGATTTACGTCACCGGCGGCCTTGCCATGACAAACGCCAAGTTGGCGGTCGAGAGCATCGGCAGCGACAGCACCAATCGGCTCAATGGCTACGTGCTCGGTGGCGGTCTCGAAACCGTGCTGCTCGGCAATCTCGGGATACGGATCGAATACCTGCGCTATCAGTGGCGCGATCAGGACTACACCATCGGCGGCGCGAGCACGGGCAAGCTCGGCAGCCACGACGACCACATTCGGGCCGGTCTTATCGTTCGGCTCAACTGACTACTGAGGGCGGGATAACTCCGCCAGGTGCCGACCGGACATCTGAGTTCAGACAGCAAGAGACGATCGGGCTCGCCCGCCGTTCTGCATTACGGTCTCATAACCCGTCAATCGTCTCATCTCCGGCAACGTGCAAGCATTTTTCGAGCAGCATGAGCGATGGCGGCGATGTGCTGTGGATGATTGAGCGCGCAAAGAAGGCGCTGCTCTCAATGACGGATGGATAGCATGGACACCACTGTCATCGCCATGATTGGATTCCTGGTCTCCGGCGAGATCCAAGAGGACGTTGTCGGCACGATGCCGTCGGCTCAGTGCGCGGCATTCGCCAAGCGGATCGCCCTCGACGTTCGCGGCCCCCGCAAGGGTCGCCCTACGGTCACGCTCAACGACGGTCAGACGGTGCGTGTCGTCGGAGCCGGCTGTCTCCCAGCCTGTAACGCTGACGCTCCCGAGCCCCTGACGCTGCTCAAGGATGAGGCCTGATACATGATCTGGTATGCCCTCCAAGTTCGCGGTTCTCAGGAATTGGCGATCGCCAACGATCTTCGCGCCGAAGGGCATACGGTGTTCGTTCCGGTCGAGCGCATCATTCGTGCCGCCCGGAACGCCAAGGGCAAGCTCACGGAGCGCGAAACGATCAAGCCGCTGGTGACGTCCTATGTTTTCTGCGATGCGCCCTACGTGGCTCACAAGCACGTCTACGGGCCTGTCACGTTCGGGTCTCAGGCCTACGGCATCCCGGACGCAGCAATGACCCCACTCAAGGCCCTCAATGGCCGGGATCGGCGAGAAGGCCAACAAGTCGCTGTCTTCACGATTGGCCAGGTGGTCAAGCTCACCGGCGGCTCGTTCGAAGGAAAATCCGTCACCATCACCAAGCGCGTCAACGGTAAGGTTGTGGTGCTCATGGACATCATCGGCGGGCCAAGGCGCGTTGTCCTCACTCAAGACCAGATCGCGGCTTGACGTTCTGCCGCAAATCAGCCATGCAATAAACATGATTCGGCGCAATGCGCCATCCTTCGGGCGGACCCCCAGCGGTACGAGTTAACGCCGAGCTGGGCGCCTTGGTGGCTAGGCCACGCAAGCCAGAAACACGCCCAAAACCAGATAGGCTCCATGGACGCGAACAAGCTCGCCGCCACCATCACTGGATTCGTGACATGGGCCATCGGCAACCCGTTTGGGTTTCTGCTCTGGCTTGTTGGCTGTGTGGCGATCCTGGCTGTATCCGCGACGATCCTCGCCCCATTCGCCCCGCAGTTCATTCGCCCGGCCGGCGACATCAATAAATGGGTGTATGTGGCTGGATTTCTCGCCCTCATGAAACATGCTGGCCGATGAATAGAGTCTATGTGGAGCCCGAATTAAACTACATTGCCAGACAGGCCGACCCCAATGGAATTCTGGCTGCTCGATACGCTGCGAAAAATCGAGCGGCAGATGGACGAGATCAAGTCGTCGATCCACGAGACCCAAATCTTGCTTCAACGACTGGCCATATTGGCCACACTGTGGGCCGGGGTGGCTACCCTGGGCTACAACAGTCAGGGCGCTCAAGAGCTGCTCGCAGGAGCCATCAAAGCCGCGCTCAGACTGCCATAACATGGGGCTGTCACGCCGCTAAAATCGCAGGCGCTGGTTTCGTCAGCTTCATCATCGTCGGCGCCGTCCTGATCGTGCGCGCCGGCTGAGAATTCCCCGCGGCGCCAGTGTCCAGCGCACGGCCGCTCATCTCTAGTGCCCCGAGTCAAAACGACAGGAGGCGATTAATGCTCAAATCGTGGATTGTGCGCCGGTATTCCGGGTACACGGCTGCCGGTGGATTCTGGCTGACTGTTGGGTTTGCCGTGCTCACAGTCGATATGGCTATCGGATTCCTTGCTGGCACGGCGGTAGGGACGTTCTGGCACGGCGTTGGCTATGCTGCTCTTGCAGCCGGTTTCGCATTTTTGCCAGACGCTGCCTATGAAGAATTCGAGGGCGGCCGGTACATTGCGGCCGGTGTTGTCGCGCTTCTTTGCCTGCCTATCGGCATCAAGGCATACGAGCAACAGCTCACGTATAGCGCCGGTGTGCGCCACGGAGAAATGCAGTTGACCAGCGTCGTCAATCAGCGGTTCGATGGCGCGCAAGATGACGTGAAGCGCAACGCGGTCGAACTCGGCCTATTGCAGACGGTTCTCGCGAAACTCCAAGCCGATAACCCTTGGGCGACGAACGCCAAGGCAGATGGCTTGAAGCGCCAGCTAGCGGACCTCAACGACCGCATCGGCAAGGAAGAAAAAGGCCAGCGCGGCCGGAAGGCCGGCAAGGGCAAGGAATTCGAGCGATTGCAAGACGAGGCCAACGAAGTCGCGAAGCGGATAGCGATGGTTGAGAAGGCCGACGAGACGCAGAAAAGAATCGAGTTCCTACAGTCAGCGATTGATAAAAAGCGCGTTGTCGCCAATACCTCAGAACATCGGCAGAGCATTAACGTTGATGTCGCCAAGACGACTGCGAAGCTCTTCAACGTGATGCGTGGCCAAAGCGCCGAAGACGCCATGAAGACTGACTCGGTTTCGGTCGAATACGCGACGATGGGGAGTGCAAGCCTTGGTTCCCTCGCTCTGCTGCTGCTTGCTCCGGCCTCGATTTTCCTAGCTGGCCGTCGGCGCATCAAGGCAGGCACAGACGACCTGCACCGATCGGGGACTCACGCAACGGCATCTAGCAACCAGTCTGCCCCGACCATCATCCACAGAACCGAACGTGTTGATGACACCAAGGCTCTCGACCTCGAGGCACGTCTCAACCGGCTCTGCAATTCTATTGGACCGGCGACCGCTCAATACAGGAATGCAGCATGAGTGAAGTACAAACGGTGCTAAAGCCCAAGCACGCAGGAGGCCGCCCGCCCATCTATCGGGTCGAGTTCTGCGAGCGCATTATCGAGTACGGGAAGATGGGCTACAGCCAAGCCCAAATGGCCGCTCAGCTCGACGTCTCGAAGCAAACAATCACCGATTGGGCCAAGCAGCATACGCTGTTTTCTGACGCTCTGACGCGGGCGCGCACGTTTTCTCAGTCGTGGTGGGAGGCGAAGGCTCAAGACGGACTGGAGAACAAGGATTTCAACGCAGGCCTCTGGGACAAATCAGTCAAAAGCCGGTTCCGCGAGGATTACACCGACCGCACCGTCAACGAGATGGTGGGCAAAGACGGCGAGGAACTGAAGCTCGGCGATAGCAGCGATGCTGCGCGCGCGATTGCTTTCATGCTCGTGCGCGCGATTGGGCGGCAAGAAAAGGCTTCTGAGACGAAGTCTCGTTCTACGAAATGAGAACCGCCCAGCGAGCCGCTGAAATGGTTTTCTAATGTCCCTCAGTTTGGATGATATCATTGCCCGCCTCCAATCCATGCCGGAGGCCGAGCGCGATGAGGTTACGAAGCTCGCCAAGCAACATACAGCGCACATGCGCTGGATACCGAATCCAGGGCCGCAAACGCAGGCTTATGACTGTCAAGCGGATCAACTGCTCTACGGCGGCGAAGCGGGCGGCGGCAAGACGGACTTGATCCTCGGGCTCGCATCGCAAGAGCACAAGCGGTCGCTGCTCCTGCGCCGAGTCAACAAGGACGTGTCCTGGCTGGTCGACCGCATGGCGCAGATCCTTGAAACACGCCAGGGTTACAACGGCCAAGACGATCGCTGGACCTTCCCCGATGGCAAGGTGATCGATTTCTCAGGGTGTCAGCACCCGGGTGATGAGCAGCGCAACAAGGGACGCCCGAAGGATTTTATTGGCTTCGATGAGGCCACCGACTTTCTGGAGAGCCAAGTAGAGTTCATCATCGGCTGGCTGCGAACGACGGAAAAAGGCCAGCGGTGCCGGACGGTCTTCGCCACCAACCCGCCCACATCAGTCGAAGGCGAGTGGATTGTTCGATGGTTTGCCCCCTGGGTGGACCCAAGCCACCCGCTCTACCCTTACCCGACGGGTAAGCTGCTCTGGACATGTCGCGGGTTCGAGGATGCCTGGCTGTGGTTTGAAACGCCCCGCACGCTTCATGTCAACGGTCAGGAAGTTCGAGATGCGACGCCGGAAGAGGTAGCCGACCTCAAGAATCAGAACGTCCGCCGCACGACCTCACGGACGTTCATCCGGTCCGGCCTCAGCGATAACCCGGACCTCGCCAACACGAACTACCGCAGCCAACTCGAGCTGATGCCCGAGGAGCTGCGCAACCGCTACCTCAAGGGCGATTTCACAGCCGGCGCCAATGATGACGAGTTCCAAGTTATTCCGACCGAGTGGATACGCCTCGCGCAAGAGCGGTGGACCGAAGACGGCGGTGAGCGCATGGAGACGATGGGCGTTGACGTGGCCCAGGGCGGCAATGATAACACGGTGTTCGCGCCCCGATGGAAGGGCAAGAAGACGACCTATTGGGTCGACCGGCTGAAGAAATGGAAGGGTGTTGAGACGCCGGATGGCGCTTCCGTTGCCGGCCGCGTCCTGATGCACCTCAAGCATGCAGCTCAAGTGAATGTCGACATGGGCGGTGGCTGGGGCGGCTCCACTTACGAGAAGCTGAAAGAAGCGGAGTTCTCAGTCTATGGCTTTGTTCCATCCGAAGCGGCTCACGGCCGGACATCAGATGGCCGTCTCGGGTTCAAAAACAAGCGGGCTGAGGCCACATGGCGGGTCAGAGAACTGTTGAGTCCTGAAAGTGCGACCACCGTAGCGTTGCCTCCAGACCCACAATTGAGGGCTGATCTCGCGTCTTACCGCTGGCGGCTCGTCAGCGGTGGCATCATTCAGATCGAAATGAAAGAGGACACCAAGAAGCGCATCGGGCGCTCTCCAGACGATGGAGACGCCGTCATTCTCGCGCTCGCTACCGGCGACAAGCGCACGCAGCCGCGGCGCAATGATCCGCTGAACCATCAGATGCAGACCAAAGCCGTCTCTTCCAACCGCTACGCTATGAGGCACAGACGCTAATGGGCATGTTTAAACCTTCGCAACCTGATCCGCGCCCTAAGGAGCCCGACGCCATCAGGCTGCCGTCTCCCGACGATCCCGACATCATGGCCGCGCGCAAGCGCAAGTTGCAAGACACCATTGGCCGCGCCTCGGGACGGCAAAGTACGGACCTCACGTCGGGTGCGTCGCAAACGCCCTACACCAGGTCGTCGCTCGGCTGATGGCAGATGATAACGCGCTCGAGCTGCTGAAACGCGGCGACAAGCGCTTCGCCAAACGCGCGTCACTCGAATCCTTCTGGCAAGAGGTGATGCTCAATTTCATGCCCTGGCACGCCAGCTTCGGAACGGAGTTGATGTGGGGGGAGGACTTTGCGGCGCATCTCACGGACAACTCGCCGGGCCTACTCGCGCGTGATTTCGTCGGCCAGATCGGCGCCATGCTGCGCCCTCCGGGTAAGCAGTGGATGTGGCACAGGTCCAGCCGCGAAGAGGTCAACGACGACAGCGAGTCTCGTGAATACCTGGACTGGCGCTCCAAGCAAATGATGCGGATCATGACCGATCGCGTCACGGGATTTCACGGGGCCTGCAAGACCGACGATGAGTTCTTCGGTATGATCGGCAACAGCGTGTTGTCAGTCGATCTGAACGCCAAGCGTGACTCACTCCGGTTTTCAGCCTATCACGTCAAGGACGTGGTGTGGGCCATCGGGGCCGAGAACAAGCCTGACATTCTGACCCGAAAGGAGATGGTCCCTGCTCGCGTCGTGATGCAGCGGTTCCGGTTGCCCGGCGACAAACTGCACGCGAAAGTCAAGGAAGTCTACGACAAGGACCCCGACGCCGAGATTGAGATCCGTCACGAAGTGCTGCCCTGCGAGGACTATGACGCTTACAACAAAAAAACGCCGGGCTTCGGCAAATACTGCTCTGTCTGGATCGACGTGTCCAATAAGCACGTCATGCGGGAAACCAAGCAGCAGACACTGCGCTATGTGGTGTCTGGCTGGGTGCGAATGCCGGGCTCGCCCTACGCGATCTCGCCGGCCACGACGATTGCACTTCCCGACGCCCGGCTGATCCAGCAGCAAGCTATCGCTATTCTCGAAGCAGCTGAGAAACAGGTCAATCCACCACTGATCGCGGCCGCAGATGCCATTCGCGGTGATATCCGCCTCGATAGCCTCGGGGTGACCTGGGTGGATCGCAGCTATGACGAGCGCTCAGGCGAGCCGTTGAGGGCCCTGGAACTGGGCAAGAATTTCCAATTGGGTGTGGACGCTCTGCTCCGCACCGAGAACCAACTGACACGAGCCTTTTATCTCGATACGCTGCGCATGCCGGACACGAGGTCGTCGCGCTCTGTCGAAGAGGTCCAATTCAAGATTGACGAATACGTGCGGGCAGCGTTGCCCCTGTTCGCCCCCATGCAGACCGAGAAGAACGAGGCGATGCTGTTTGAGGTCGATCAGCTCGTGGCTCTGACGGGCGGATACGAGGGCAGAACGCCCCCCAAGCAGCTCAAAGAGTCCGAGATCATCTTCGCCTGGGACAATCCGCTTTCCGACATGCTTGAGCGGCAGAAAGCTCAGAGGCTCGGCGAACTCTCGCAATTGGCGCAAACTAGCGCCGCTCTTGAGGCTGCCGCCATGCAGGCGCCGGCACTGAAGCAGATCAATGTCGGAAAGGCGTTTCGCGAAGCCGCTATCGGCATCGGCTCGGCAGGCTGGCTCTACACCGAGGAAGAATCTGTCGCCGAGGAGCTCAAACTGCACGAGGCGAATTCGGAGCAGGCCATGGTCGCCGCGGCGCCGAACATTGCCCAGGTCATTGATAGTGGCGTCAACGCTGCTCAGGTGGCGACGACCATCCCCAATCAGGGCGAGCCAGGCTTTGCCCTGCCGATGCCAGCATGAAATCAAAGCAAGGTTGGCGGTCCCGGAAAATAAAATATCGCTTTAGGGGGCGGGCTATTAAGCCGGGACGAAGCGTACACCAAGCAAATCCAGCAATAAATAGAAGAGATCTATCGTCGAAGATCCGCGCATCCGCCTTGGGTAAAATTCGGCTGTGGCACGTAGATTGTTCGGGATTGGGGACATGGAGGCGTTGGATGATGTTTGACGATCCGGCGATCAGTAGAATCAGGAATTTCATTAAGAAATGAAACGCGTCCCCGCCTACGCCTTCACGAAAGAAGAGGTCCAGATCCTCAAGGCCGCGTGGACCGAGACACACGCCCGGCTCGCGCTGAACCTCATCATTGATCGGATCTGCGGTGTGATGGGTAGCTCATTCGTGCCGGGCGACCCGCACGCCACCGCATTTCTTGAAGGCGTCCGCTGGCCAGCCCAGCAGATCGCCATCGCCATCAATACGCCGCTGGACAAACTGATACAGGAACCACCGAATGAGTCTCCAGGAACCCCCGTCCTCACAGCAACCGAGCGCGCCGCCCGTGGCGCAGCCAACTACGCCCGCGCCAAGCGCTAGCGCGCCGTCCGCTCCGGCGATTGGTGGCAGTGGAGCGGTCGCAACGCCACCGGCGCCGACGACGGGCCAGCCTACAACGCCGACCGACGACTGGCGACGGAGCATGGCCGGTGACGACGCCAAGGCCATCGAGCGACTAGCCCGGTTCAAGACACCAGCCGATCTGTTCAAGAGCTACACCGAGGCCGAGGCCAAGCTGCGCACGCGCGCCGAACCGGTGAAGCTGGCCGAAAATGCCACGCCCGAACAAATCGCCGAATTCCGCAAGGCCCAAGGCGTGCCCGATGTGGCCGCCGATGCCACGCCCGACAAGTTCATGGATGCCTATGGGATCAAAATCCCCGATGGCATTCAGCTCGGCGAGGTCGAGAAGGGCATGCTCGGGGATTTTGCCAAGCAAATGCACAGCGCCCACATGCCCCCGACGGCTGTGAAGCAGGCAACGGATTTCTGGTTCAAGGCTCAGGCCGCCAATGAGCAGGCTATCCGCCAGATCGACGTGGCCCGCGAGAAGGAATGGATACCCCAAGCCAAGGAGCTGATCGGCAAGGACTACGACGGGCTTGTGGCTGGCGCCAATGAATATCTGACGCAGATGGTGCCCGACGAAGCGGCCCGCAATGAGATCCTGAATGCGCGCCTTCCCGGCGGTGGTCTGATCAGTGCGCACCCGGCCTTCATCCAGATCATGACGACGGCAGCCGCTCAAAATGGATTCACCGATCGCATCGAAGCGGCGTCGTTCGAGAGCAGCGGTAAATCGCTCGAACAGCAACAGCAGGAAATCGAGGCTCTGAACAACACAGACCGCGCCAAATACAACCTGCCGGCGATCCAAGCGAAGCTCACAAAGATCCTTGAGCTGCGCGTCAAGCGTGGCGAGTTGGATAATTACGGCCAGCCCCTACGGCAGCGCCGCACAGCCTAGAGTCCACGCGGTCAACCCGCTACCAGCGGCACCGCACGCCTACCGCGTACACAAGCCAACAGCGCGCCCCTGAACCGCACTCAAAGCGGCCCCGTTCCGACGGCCAACCCGCTTTTGCGCCTCTCAGGCCAACCGACGCCATAGGCAACCAGAAAGGACCAATTCAACAAAGGGAGTCTGATCATGGCGATCGGCGAAGCAATTAAGTACCGAAACGAGTTCATCAACGGTTTCGCGCAGACGGTCTCGATCCTCGCTGACCGATCCGTTGATGAAGCAATGTCGATGGGGGCTGCCGCCGTTTTCGATGTGGCGGACCTGTCGGGAGATCTACCCGAGCGCGGCGTTGACGGCCGCCTGCCGCGACTGTCCTCGAACGACACGCAGGTCACCTGCACGCTCAAGGAGTACGGCGGCACCTTCGAAGTCACCGACTTCGAAAAGTTCAAGTCGCAATCCGACGAGCGCGCCAAGAACAACGCGAAAATTTATGCCCGCATCAATCGGCGTTTTGATCGCGTGTTGATCTCGGAACTCAACAACGCGACGACCCTCTGGAATACTGGCACGGCCATCACGGTCGATATCGCCACGGTCCAGAAGATCATCGCCACGCTGGGACAGGCGCAAGTGCCGATCAGCCCCCAGGACGTGACGTGGGTGGTGACCCCACAGCTTCAAGGCAAGCTCATGGGTTTGCCTCAATACACCAGCGCGGATTGGGTTTCGGCCAAGCCGTTCGATGGCGGCTCAAACCAGTTCGCCAATCAGCGCAAGATCAAGTCTTGGGCTGATATCGGCTGGGTGACGAGCCCGCTGTTGCCTGGCGTTGGCACCGCCACTGCAACGACTTTCCTGTATCATCGGTCGGCGCTCGGCTGCGCCAAACCCTCGAACCAGGTCATGTACACGGCCGGCTTCGACGATCAGCATCACTTCCACTACTGCTCAGGCACCGTGAAGGCCGCGGCCAAGGTCCTGCAGAATGGCGGAATCATCAAGGTCGTCACGAACGACGCCTAAGACAAGGAGAACTGAACATGGCCTATTCTACTGCTGGCCTGCGGCCGTATGGCGATGGTGCTATCCGGTCGTGGGTACTCGATACCGTTGACACGGTCGCCACGGCCACAACCGGCAGCTACGTGACGGATGCCACGTCGTCATCGACGGCTGGCACGCCCGGTCGCGGCTTGTCGATCGGTGATCCCGTCTTGATTCGGGTCGTCGGTGCTATTCCAGTCAACGGCCAACCGCCTGCGACCTGCACAGACCAAGCCTGGGCGTTTGTGGGAACACTGAGCACGGTGACGGGCGCCGGCGCTCTGGTCGCCACCTAATCCGATCTGACAGAAACAGGAGAGGCCAATGACTGGCCTCTCCGATCTCATTGGAGAATTCATGGACCCCGTCTGCGCCTATCACGAAATTCAAGAAACGCCATCTGCCATCAAGCAGTGGTTTCACGTCGTCGCGCCGGGCACGACCTTCGAGCAGGCCACCGACTCGCGATACTGGCGCAACGTCTGGCAGATGCTCCAGAACAAGCAGCATTCGACCATCGATCTTGTGGCCGATGATGGCTCGTGGGAGGCCAAGGTCCGCGTCCTCTATGTGGCAGATGGAATCGTTAAATTCAGGACGATCTATCACCTCGATCTTGCCAGCAAGGCCACCAAGGCCCTGGATGTTCCCCCCAAGTACCGGATCGAGCATCTCGCCAAATCCGGTTGGCGCGCGATCGACCCTGCTGGGACAGTCGTTGCCTCGAATGAGCCAACTAAGGACGACGCTATCCGCGCTGCCGCTCAGCACGCTCGTAAGGTGGCCGCCTGATGCCAAAGAACGTTGTCCACAAGGCTTATACCACGATCGCAGCCTTCCTTGGGGCGACGAAGGCCGCAGGCGAAGTGTCCGTCATCCACAACACGGACATCGACAACCGATTCGACGTAGCGGTCCAGACGGACGCGAACGCCGTGCTCTATGAGAGCAAGATCAAGCCGGTGTCGACGGTTGCCCAATTGGCGGATCTCTCGACAACGCGCTATCCGGCAGCGTTCGTGATCGGCAGTGTGTCATCGCAGAATGGCCTTTGGCTATTCGATAGCTCGAATCGATCGGCTGCCGTCACGGCAGACCCGAGCTCGTTGAGTGTAGTCGCTCCATCGACGGATACGAGTGGTGCCAGCGGCGCTTGGGTTAATCAGGGCGCTGCACGCAAGGCCCGCGCGGACCTCGGCCTCGCACCGATTACCGGACTGCCTCGCACGGCCGCTGCTTTTCGCGCGGCGCATCAGCAAATCGGAACCAGCAATACAACCCAGATCCCGGCCGTCACGCACGGCGATAGCGTGAGCGGATCGATCTGGGCTTACTTGGCGCCGGCGCTGCATCAGGCAATCGGTGGCAATCCGAATTATCCCGCCAACGACGACGTCGCCGACGTTGCGCATATTCTAATTGGCAATGCGGGGTTCACCTGCACGGCTACAGGCGCAGTGACGATCGACACGGCCGCATTCGACTATTGGGTTAACGGCACGGTGCTTCGCGCAACCGGCGGCGTGGTCAATTTCATGCAAGGGCCGTTCACGCCGACGTTCGGCAAGATGTATCTGTTCTGGTGCAAAGAGGCCGGTGCTGGATCGTTTGACCTCGTCGTTGGGGGCTCCACGGTCGCCACGTACAACGCCGACAACGGCGGCGCTGCGGCTATCGGCTACCACCTGATCACGCAAACGACAGCACAGACGGCGGTCGCGGCCAACGTCACCGGCACCGTCCGTTTCCTGCTCGTCACTGGCTGCGACACGCGTGACCACGGTTTGTGGAACTACCCAAACGGGATCAGCGGCCAGGCGCTGAACGATCAGCTCGCCTACGCCAAGGCGCGCACACTGTACGCCGAATTCCTGGCGGTGTTCGACCCGCACATCTTCTCGTTCTGCATGAAAGAAAGCAGCTCTTGGCTGGCGACAGAACTCGTCAAACTCGGCGACATCCTGACCGCTGGTTGCCCGCTGGCAGACAAAATTTTCTGCGCGGCAAACCCTTATACCGATGAGCTGACGGCGGCCACCGAGGCCGACATGATCATCCAGAATGAGCAGATCAAGGCGTTCGTCCTGGCTCGTGACACGAGCTACAAATTTTTTGACTTGCATGCACCCTACGGCGATATCGCTCAAATCGACGCGCTCGATTTGATGCGCGAGCCGGACGACATCCACCCGACATCGCTTGGAGCGCAGCACGCGGCCGTTCTTGCCGCCGACGCGCTGGCCATCGGCCGCCATCCACATCACTACAGCCCACAGCCGGTGAACGCTCAGCTACGGCCCTCCTATCTCGGGATGGGTTCGACACTGGGGCAACGTGGGACTTTTTTCGGCGGCGTCGAAAAAATTATCCGGTTCCCCACGGCGAACGATGCCTTCGGCGTCGATTGGACCGGAACAATTCCGCGTAAAGTCGAATGGAAGGACCAGACCGGCGCGATCGTTTTTCGGATGTCCAACCTGTCCGGCGTGGCGGCCGGCTGGGAAAGTTTGCTGAAGGGAAACCTAGTCAGCCACGCGGCCAACACCGGCACGATCGGCACGGCGGCCATCCCATACCAAACCGCGTATTTCCAGTCGGCGCCGACGATCACGTCAGACCGGCGCATGAAGCAGAATATCGCCGAGATCAGCGAGGCGGTCCTGCGCGCATGGAGCCGTATCAAGTGGCGCGAGTATCGTCTCAAATCCGAGGTTGCGGCCTCGGGAGACGCCGCTTTTATTCGCATGGGGTTGATCGCGCAGGAAATCCTCGAAGCGTTTGCGGCCGAGAACCTGGACGCCCTCGACTACGGCCTGCTCAACCATCACGTCGACGACGGGTGTGATCTTGTGCCGGATACGGCCACGGGAGAATTGGTCAAGACGCCGGCGCGTGAGCCATCGGATTATTATTCCGTCGTCTACGACGAGTGTTTCGCGGTCGAAGCGGCATACCAGCGCCGGCGGCTGGACCGGATCGAGGCGAGGATGTCATGAGCAACAACTATGACGCTGCCACGAACCTCCGAGCCTATTTTGAGTCGCGCACGAGCCGTGAAATCGCCCGGCATCACACCATGGAGGCCGAACTCCATGATTGGGCGGCTATGGGCGCCGTGGAGTTCTTCGAGGGGCCAGGCGATGACCCCACGGTTCTCTCGGACTATGCCACCAACAAGCTGTGGCTGCGCGTTTCCGCAGGCGTGACAGCCTCGCCGGGAACCATCCGCTATTACAACGGCGGGACGGCATCACTCCTGGCCTCGTGGCCCGTTCTGAACCGTGGGGCGTTCGCCATTCAGATCGGCGCTCGTGGTGGTGATCTCGATTACCTCTGGTCTGCGGCGACATCTGGCGATCCTGGCTCCGGCAAGGCCCTTGCCAACCACGCGACTTTGACCAGCGCGACGGCCTTGCATATTTCCAAGACGGGGCGACTCGGCCAAGCCTATGCCTCGATTCTTTCGACGTGGTCGTCCGGCAGCCAAATGGCGCTTTACGAGCTCGGCAGTCAGACCTCCTTGTTGCACGCCACCCTGTCGGGCGCTCTGTCGGATCAGACGGCGTATTTTGTCGCACCCATCACGGTCAACCACGGCACCGCTCTAACGCCAAACATGCTTATCGGCGTTGATTACACCGTCCTCCAGTTCGGCGCGAATAATCCCCAATGGGGCGGCAACGCCTACACCTGAGGTTTCATGGCAGCCACAACCAAGCTGATTCTGTTCAACGCTGTCCTGCGCGAACTGGCCTCGCACCAGCTCGCGAACCTGACGACGGTCAACACGCGGTTGACCGAGCTGAACGGCGCCTATGATCACGCCGTCGAATACGTGCTCGGCAAGCAGGACTGGGGGTTTGCCCGGCGGCGCGCGACACTGACGGGCATCCCTGATTCGAGCTTTCCACCCTACGCTTATCGGTATTCCCGGCCCGGCGATTATTTACGCAAGTGCTGGATCAAGGTCGCGGCGGCGGACGACAGCCAGATTGACCATGCCGAGGCGGGCGCGACGATCTATGGATTTGAGACGACGGCACTCGTCGAGTACATCTCTGATCACGCGGACACCTACGACCCCGCCAATTGGCCGCCGCACTTCACGAAAGCGCTCACGCTCTATCTGGCTCAACTCGTCGCGCCGAAGCTGGCGCGGGCTGGTGCTGGCGAGGTCGGCGGTCTCGGACAAAAGCTCGAGATGGCTTTGGCCGAGGCCGATGCCTTCGAGGCAGTCTTCCTCACCAACACACAGATCCCGGCCAACCGTCACCCAGTGTTCCGGCGCGCGATCGAGTTCATGGGGCAGGCACTCGGCGGCTCTGTACCGCTGCATGCCCATACCGACAAGCTGCGCTGGCAGATGAATCTCGGTTGGTCGCACGCGGTCAAATACGTCCTGGAAATGGGAGCCTGGAACTTCGCCAGCAAGCGCGCCTATCTCGCGGATGGGATGTCAGCAGATAGCCTGGTGCCCGCGACAGAGGGTGGCATCATCGAGGGCTATTCCCTGCCGCCGGCGGTTGATACGACGCCAAGTCTCTCAGTCTCCGGCTACACCTACGGCTATCCGGTTCCCGAAGACTTTCTGCACAAAATCTGGCTCAAGCCAACAGCAACATCGGACCTAGAGGCGCGTCATCAATTTATCGGCAACACCCTGTTCGTCGATCAATCACCACTGCTGATGGAATACGTCGCCTACAACGATTTCACGACCGACCCGGCTAACTGGTCTGCTAATTTTTTGGAAGTGGTCGCCGCCTATCTGGCCTTCATGGTCGTTCCAGAGTTCGTGGTCGAGCAGGATGGCAAGGGCCGGGGACGCGTCACGGCAACTCAGCTCAGCGAAAAGCTCAACGCCCTTTACCTGTCCAAGCTCTCAGACGCCAAGCTACGTGATGCCATCCAACAAGAAGCGATCACGTTGCCCATGGGGCGATTCGTCTCTGCCCGGCGCGGCGGCAGTAACAGCCTGAGTCGCTATCGCTGATGGCGCGGCATCATGAACTTCTCTATGCTCTGAACTCCGGCGGCGTCGACCCGGAAGCGCTCGCCCGCATCGATCTTGAGAAGATGCGCCTTGCGGGCGAGCATCCCGTGGCCAATTTGTTGACGCGTGTTCTGGGGCCGATCTCATTGCGTCCAGGGCTGCAATCTATCCTTCGCATTCCCGGCGATCTGCCGACACGCTTGATGGCTTTCGAGCTCGGCCTGGGTGTCAGCAAGATCCTGTTGCAGTCTGCCGCCATCATGCGCGTTGTCGGTAATGACGCCATGGTTCAAGTGCCGACAGTAGCGACATTAATTGCGACTGGCTCTTGGACCAATGTCTCGACCTCACCAGCAACGGCGTCCGGTGGGGCCACTCTGACCTTCAACGCCACGAATACGGCCTCCGCGCGGCTGCGGCAAGCCGTGACGTTCGCGGCTCCCGATCAGATCGTGGAGAATATCTTGCGCGTCGTCGTTGACTCCGGGCCGGTCGTGTTCAGGACGGGAACGACAGCCGGTGGTGAGGAGTTAGTCACTGATACAATCCTTTTCGAAGGCACTCACAAGATCGCTATCACGCCGAATGCGGGAACCGCCTATGTCGAGCTGCGCGCCGACGATCCCGTGACGCGCTCGGTCTCGCAGATCCAATTCGAGTCTACGTTGATCGGAGGCGCCGGCGACCTGACCCTGACGACGCCGTGGCCCGCCATCGCCGATGTGGACAAGGTGAGAGTGTGGCCGTCACTAGATGTGCTGTTCTGCGGCGATGGCGTGCGCCAACAACGCCGCATCGAGCACCGCGGGGACGCCTCGTGGTCGTTGACGAAACACCAGAGCGTCAAAGGCCCTTATGTACCGGGCAACAGCCGGGTGTCCCTGACTGCGGCGGCGACCTCGGGAAATACGACCGTGACGGCATCTGAGGCTCTGTTCAAGGCTGGCCACGTTGGCGCGCTGTTGGAACTCACGTCGTCGACGGGCAAGACGGTAAACCAGACGTTCACGGGGGTTGGCCAGACCTCGGATTATGTGACGATCACCGGCATTGATGCTGGTCGCAATTTCTACATTACCGGTACGGGGACAGCCTTTGTGGGAACACTCGTCCTAGAGCGTTCCTTTGAGACGGGCGAACCCACGGTGTGGTCAACCTATTCTTCCTATGTCGATGGCGCGGCGACGTTCGCGAGGACCACTGTCGCCGACGGGCAGAACAACTTGCGGGCCCACTACCGTTGGCGGATTGCGGCCTACACCTCTGGCTCCGTCATCACCAGACTCGAATACGAGTCTGGAGTTCAGATTGGGCGCGCGCGCATCACCGGCTACACAAGCCCAACCATCGTTTCGGTCGAAGTGCTTGTTGCCCTCGGCAACCTCAACGCCACCCGTGATTGGCGGCTAGGCGCCTGGTCGGACGTCCTCGGATGGCCGCGCGTACCTGTCATCCACGACGGGCGCATGTACTGGTTCCAAGAAGACGACGTCTTCGGCTCCGTGGTCGACGACTATTCGAATCACGACGACAACACCGAGGGGGATAGCGGCCCGATCTGGCGCTCGATCGGCGCTAAGTCCAAGGCAGGCGTTTTGTGGGCGCTCTCTCAGACGCGACTCTTCGCGGGGACGCAGTCATTCGAGGCGACCTTGCAAGCCTCGGAACTGGATGAGCCGATGTCGCCTTCGCGCTATACGGTCCGCTATCCCCGCCGGCGCGGGTCTCTCGACCTCCCAGCGGTCGAGCATGACGACGGGTTTTTTTTCACTCAGAGGTCGGGCAAGCGCATCTATGAGATGTCGACGCCAGCCGGGGAGACCCGGCCAACGTCTTCGGACATGACGCGGCTTCTGCCCAATGCGATCCGCGGCCATGTGGTCGATATGGCCGTCCAGCAGCAGCCCGACACGCGGCTTTATGCCGTGCTCGACGACGGAACATGCTTGGTGCTGACCTACGACCGGGACGATAAGGTCCAGGCTTGGACAATGATCGACTTGGAGCGGCCGGGGCACACGATCGAGCGCGTGGTGGTCCTGCCGAATGTCAATCAGGACGATGTGTATTTTCTCGTACGCCGCAATTTCACCGAGCGGTATCTTGAGAAACTCGCCCCAGAGGCCGATCAAACATCGCCGGATACTTGCGCCCTGCTCGACGCGCACAAGGTTTTGATTGGCCCTGTCGATGAGATCACGGGTGGCGGCCATTTGGCAGGCCAGACCGTGCAAATCTGGGCGGACGGCCAGCGCCGGGCAGATGTGACGCTCGATGGGACCGGTTCTGGCGCGCTTGATGATACCTACAACCGCGTTGTCTATGGGCTCGGCTATAGCGGCATTTGGAAATCGGTCAAGCTGGCCTACGCGGCTCAACTCGGGACCGCCCTGGGGCAAGAAAAGATCGTGCATCAGGTCGGTGTGATCCTGCGGAATTCATGCCTCGATGGCATCCGCATCGGCTCAGACTCGAATGCTGTGGAGCCGATGCCGGAAATCATTGACGGCGCGGTGCGAACGTCGAATCAGTTCTTTGAGGAATACGATCGAGGCACGTTCTCGATCCAATCGGATTGGACCGCCGACACGCGTTTGTATCTGTCTGTCGATAGCGCCGAAGGGCCCTTCACGCTCCAGGCAATTGTGATGGATATCGAGACACGCGATGGCGCTGGCGCTCCGGCAAGCAACGGCTGATGACTGGTATGTATTCCTGGGAGTTCGGGAGCCGAAGGCGTGGGCTGGTCTTGTGGCGGTCGAGCGCGACGTTCTCGTGGGGTTTGGTGGGGTCTGCTTCGGGGTTGATGACCGATGGTGGGCGTATTTTCGCAAGCTTCCCGGCGTCCGGGCGACCGTCACGAGTCAGAAAGCCGCCCGTTTGATCTTGTCGACGGTGGCTGAAGCTGGACTGCCGATTCACGCACAGGCCGACCCTCGTATTCCCGGAGCTGAAAATTGGCTCAGGCATCTCGGGTTCGTCGCGTCAGAAGAAATCCTCGAAGGGGAGCGGGTCTGGATCTATGGATGAGGTGACCCGATGATGGCCGCAGCAGTACTTTCGGCGGGGGCGACGATGATCGGCGCCGTGTCGCAGTCGAATGCTATGAAAGCGCAGGCAAGAACCGACCAGCAACGCGCTGAGATCGAGTCGCAATGGGCCGAGCGTCGAGCGTTGGAAGAGCGGGCGGCAGGCCAGCGCGCTGGCGGCGAAGAGATGCGCAAGGCACACTTGGCGCAGGGACGGCTGACGACCCTGGCAGCGGCCTCGGGCGGTACGGCTACAGACCCCGGCGTGCTCGATACGTTGGGTGATATCGAGCAAGAGGGCCAATACAACGCCCGCACGGCCGAGGCGGGCCATCAGCAGAAGGCGGCTGGCATTCAGTACCAGTCCAACCTCGACCGGTGGACGACAGACGCCAATGCCAGAATCAAGCAATCAAGCGCTAGGTCCACTCTGATCGGAGGCATCATGGGAGCCGCAGGGCAGGTGGCCAGTGGCTACGCCAAGACCCCCATGGGGTCTCGCTATGGCACTGATCCTTCACCTTCCTATCGGTACGGGTGATCATGGACCCCTTCTCCCAAATCGATGATGTCTCTGGCCTCTCACATCGTCTTGAGGGTCTGGTCCGGGAAATGTCTCTCAAGACCCGGCCGACCCTGGAGCATGTCTATGCGCTCTTGGCTTACGCCCAACAGCCCGGCGTGCGCGAGAAGTTTGATGCACGGTTCGGCTTGGGGTCGGCGGACGCGATCCTTGCCAAGGCGGCACAAGCGGACGCCGTGACCTCGCTCAAGCAAGCGGTGGATGTGCTCAACGCCCAGGTTGCCGAGCTGCCCGCTCTCTCGGGCCGCCTGGACGCCCTGGCAGAAGCGATTCAATCCGTTCGGGAGCCGGATCTATCCCCGCTGCTAGAACGCCTGGACGACGTATCCAGGGCTGTCCGGGAAGGGGCTGAGACGCCCGAGGCGGATGAGGGCGACGACGACAGCGCCACGGCTCAGGCGTTGGCCGGGCTCACGGCAGCGGTCAACGAGATGGTCCGGCTGCAAAAGGCAAAGAAGACCGTCCTTCGTGACATGAACGACAACGTCATTGGATTGAAGATCGAGGATTGATATGGCCGTCAACTACAGAACTTCACTCAAGACCACGCGCATGACATCCGTTCGCGACGACATCGACAGCGGCGCTGGTGCTGGAACATTGGAAGTCTGCACGGCGGCCTTCGCATCGGTGCTGATCACGTTTACGCTGTCCGATCCAAGCGGGACAATTGCCTCTGATGTCCTGACGCTCTCAGGCATGCCAAAGGCCGCCAACGCCGCAGCAACCGGCACCGCAGCCGTGGCGCGCATCAAGGAGAGCGGGGGAGCTGTCGTCGTGAACAACCTGACGGTGGGCACTTCTGGGACTGACATCATCATCAGCTCAACGTCGATCACGTCTGGCAATCCATACAATCTGAATTCCGGCACCATCACACACGCGGCATAGGGTATTTCCACTTCATGGCTATTTCCACCTGGGACGGGTTCATTGCCTCCGCTAAACAGCCGATCAGCCTCACGAAGACGGCGTCACGCACGGCGGTGGCTGCTTCGTGGTTTTCCGTCTTCGACATCGCCGGCAACCCAGGCGCTGGCGTACTCGCAGGAACGTCGACAACCACGGGCGTTGTGCCGACAGATGCCACTGCGGGATGCCCAACCATCAATGCATTCGGTGGTGGCGCAACGGGATACTTGGCGCAGGTGGAATTCGGTAGTTCGGTGGCGTGTCGCATAAAGATCTTCGATCTTCTTTGGAAGGGCGGCGCCTACGCCTTCAACGCCTCGACAACGGGCCAGACGCCCGCGAGTTTCTCTAGCCGGGTTCTGGGTGGTACAGATTTCTCAGACACCCAACTCTGGTACGAGCAGGTGACAGCCGGAACGGGCGTTCAAAACGTCGCCGTGACCTATACCAATCAATCTGGGACAGCGGGCCGCACAACGGGCACGGTCGCCGCTCCAGCGGCCATGATCCTCGGACGCATGATGCAGCTTCCATTGCAGTCGGGCGACACGGGATTGCAAGGAGTAACGGGCGTTGTCGGCACGGTCGCCACCGTAGGCACATTCAATATTCTCGTAATGCGCTCGCTTTGGTCTGGCCGCTGCAAAATCGCTAACGACGGAGATATTCACGATCTCGCAAAAACGGGCATGCCGGAGCTTTACGCCGACAGCGCGCTTGTACAAATCATCGCGCCAGACTCAACGGCAACTGGCGTCCCCGATATCGAGCTGGTGATTGCCAATGCGTAGTCCGCTCATCTTGAAGCGTCCAGGTGCTGGACGCTTCGGCGGCTACACCTACCTTGCCAAATCGGGCGCCTCGCAGGCAATCGCCGACGATATCATTTTTGAAACTGTCAGCTCTGGCGTTGATCTATCACTGACCGCCTCCGAAGAAAGCGACACTCTCTCGGCGGCCATCCAAGAGGGTATGATACTTTCCGCGTCTGAGGGGGCGGACTCCGCTGCACTAAGTGTGCAAGAGGGGTTTCGTCTTGCTGCGAGTGAAGGCGCTGATACCGCCGCCCTCAGCGTTTCGGTTGTCGCCGTAGGTCTGGCACTTGCTGCGTCCGAGGCAGCAGACATTGCTTCTCTCACCTTGGGCGGCGGCGCCAATCTCACCTTGGTAGCAACCGAGGCGGCGGATGCTGTTTCCATTGTGCTCCAGGCTCCCGCGACGCTCGAGGAACCCAATGGCGCCTTCGTCAGTCATGATGCCTTCCTGCGCCGCCGCAAGAAACGCCGTAACGAGGACGCCATCGCCCTCCTGCTCATGGATGCCGCCTAATGGCTCGACTGCCCCAAGCCACAGATCTGCAGCGCCAGCCGGCGCCGGCGAGCTCACCGGGCATCCGGGTGGGGCAGATCGACTATGGGCTGGAGTCGCGCAACAAGAGCGGCGGCATCGCTGGCGGCCTGCAATCGATTGCCGGCGGGCTCGAGGCGATCGGTAAACAGCAAGAAGAAATCGACGACTACGACACGCGCAAGAAGCTGCTCGATTTCAAGCTCGAAACCGAGATGGCTCTGGAAGAACACAAGCGGAGCATGCCCGTTGGTGGGGATGGGTTCGCCGCTTCCTGGGAACAGGAGGCCACGCGCCGGTCGAATGCGTTTTTCGGCAAGAACGGCGCCAATATTTCTCCCATGCAGCGTCAAAAAGTCGATCTAGCGCTGGTGCAGCACAACACGATACTTTCCGAGCGTGCGCAGCGCTCAGAGATGGCCGAACGTGACAGGCGGGAGATCGAAGGGCTCGAAGAGACCCTTGGCAAGACCCGATCGTTTGTCGAGGCCGATCCCAAGCGCCAAGAGGAAATGCGCGCTGAGGGCCGCAAGCTGATCGAGAGTAGCCGCATTCCTCCGGCCGACCGGCTACGGCTTGCCCATAAATACGACAAGGAAATAGATAAGACCTCGGCTGTCACGCGGCTGATGATGGCCAGGACGGCCGAAGATTACGCGACCCTGAAGGAGGATCTCGCGCCTGATATCGCGGAAAAGCGGGCAGCCAGCGGAATCGGGCCTGGCCCCTACTTCAATGCCGAGATCAATGGTGTGATCGAAGGGGCTGCCGCCAAGCATGGCGTCGATCCCGCGATGCTGCGCACGTTCGCCAAGATCGAAAGCGGCGGCAATCCCAAGAACACCACCGGCAGCTACAAGGGTCTGTTCCAACTCTCCGAAGGTGAGTTCCGCAAGCACGGCGGGAATGGAGATATCTACGATCCGCAGGCCAATGCCGAGGCTGCTGCCCGCAAACTCAAGTCCGAGTCGGACGCATTCGCTATGCGCACGGGGCGGCAGCCGTCGGCCGCCGAACTCTACATGGTCCATCAGCAAGGCGAGGGCGGTTCGGCCGCGCATGCCGCCAACCCCGACGCTCCCGCATGGCAGAACATGGCCTCGACTGGCGAGGGCCGCCAGAAAGGCGAGACGTGGGCCAAGAAGGCGATCTGGGGGAATATCCCCGATGCCGACAAGAAGACATTCGGCTCTGTCGAGAACGTCACCAGCAAGGACTTTCTGGCTCTATGGGAACGCAAGGTTGCGAATCTCAGCGGGGCGCGGCCAGGGGCGCCAGCACCCGAAGACGGCGCGGGCGAAGGCTACGCCGGACCCTATGCCAAGCTGAACATCACCGAGCGCAAGGCGCTCTGGCAGCAAGCCGAGGTCCAGCAACGCAAGATGAGCGAGGGGCTGCTCACAGAAATCAAGGAATACTCGGGCAATGCCGCGATCGGCAAGCTCCCGCCCGATGAGGTCGTGAAGGATCTCGGCGACCGGGTGAAGGCGACGGGAGACCCGCGTGTGGCGGCAGCCTATCACTCGACGCTTGGCTTGGCCGACATGACGCGCACCTTGCAAAACGCCCCACCGATCGCCGTCGAAAACCTCGCCAAGCAGATCGAAACCCAGCTTGGCGACACAGCCATGCCAGAGGAACAAAAGCGCCTGGAGCACGTCAAGAAGCTCGCGGAGACCATGCGCAAGCAGACCAATGAAGACCCGATGACATGGGCGCATCAACGGCGCGTGATGGTGCCCGTCGGCGAACCCGGCAGCGAGGGGGCGGCGTTCCAGGAGCCCATCGTCCTCGACCGGCTCGATATGATGGCGCCGGATGCCGACATCACGCTCGCCCGACGCGCCCATCAAGCCAGGCGCGTGGGTGAGTTTTACGGGCAAGAGCCGAAGTTCTTCACGAAAATCGAGAGGGACGCGCTCGGTGACGTAATGCGCAAAGGCGGCGGGCCGATGCTCGACGTTCTCGGCAAGATGCATAAGGCCTTCGGCAACGACATGGTTTTGGCCATGAAGGAGATCAGCAAGAACGCGCCGGAAGTGGCGATCATGGGCAAGCTGATGGCTGAAGGGGGTGACCCCAAGCTGCTCGAAGACGCTGCCAAGAGTCTCAAACTGCGCCAGGAACTTGGCGACAAATTCATTTCCAGCGTCGACAAGAAGCAGGCTGAGCCTGACGTGCAAGCGCTGAATGGAGTGCTGGCCAAGACTCCGGGGATCATCGACCCCATTCGCCGGGCGACCGACGCCGTCTATGAATACCGGCACCGGTATCTCGGTAAGGATAAGTTCGATCCTGACCTCTACAAGAAGATCATGGGGGAGGTGATGGGAGAAGTCTCCGGGCCAGATGGCACGAAGTATGGCGGCGTCGGGAAGCAAGGCGCGGGCTGGTTCGATGGCAAATGGTCGAGCAATGTGCTGGTGCCGCCGGGTGTCCGGCAGGACGGCTTCGACGACATGGTGTCCTTGGTTACGGACAAGGATTTGCAGACGAGCAAGCCCTATCACGTCACCGGAAAACCATTGACGGCGGGCGAAGTGAGGCGCGCGACTTGGATCAGTGTCGGCTCAGGGCGGTACGTCCTGCAAACGGGGGCCGAGGCGAATGGCGAGCCAAATTTTGCGCTCGATCCACAAGATCCGAAGCGGCCATTTATTCTCGACGTTCGCCCGCTTTTGGGGGAGTTCCGGAAGCGGAAGCCAGAGCTTTTCGCTAATCCTTGATCTTAGTCGAGCATCAGCACCTCGGAGCCCTTTGGGGCTCCGTAGGTTCCTTGGGGGCCAGCAGCATAGCCGCGCGTTCCCATGCACGAAGTAAAGAGACGAGCATTGACGATCGTTGCACCATAGGCGACGCCGCCATTGCGATCCGAATATGCCTGGGATCTGTGTTGCTGAGAGCGCTCTATGCACTCAAATCTGTCCTTCAGGAATGTCTCTTGGGTGCCACCCGCTTTAGAATACCGCAACGGCGGCAGTTGCTGCGTCGTCGAGCAAGCGCCAATTACGCAGCACAACGATAGGACCGATAAAAAGCGCATCGGCTCTCCCTCCGAAACGGATGCAGGATTTCATGGAAGAAATTGAATTCGGCTCCTGGAAACCGTCGCGCGGTGCCCCAGCCACATTGGACGAAGTCTACAGCGCCTCGCTCGATGCGCAACGCAAGTATCAGAACGTCAATTCGTACACCCGCAATTTGATGGATGCCTACGATCGAGTCAATGACGAGATCAAAAAGACTGTCGGCGCGGATCTCATCAATCCCTTTAATCGATACCGGGCCTATCCAGGGGATGCGATGGGTGGCGCGCCACCCTCTGTTTATGACGCCGAGAAGGCAACGCCCGACCCGATCAAGAGCTGGGAATCAGATCTCGATGCGCTCGCCGAGAAACATCCGGGCGTCGTCGATTGGGGGGGGCTGAAAGCACGGCCATTGAACGAAGTCGGGCGCGTCATGAAGGCGTCCGAAGAAAAAAACTCCGACGTGATGCAGCGGCGCGGTTTTGTAGACGGCAAGGATATCCCTGGACTAGGCCGCGTGCCGCTCGTGCGTGATGTTGCAAGCGGCGTCGTCAACATCGCCAAAGATCCAGCGGGGATGGCCTACAGCGTACTCGGCTCGCTTCGTGGTGCCTTGGAGAGCCCTGCTGATATCATTGCCAACCTCGGCGGACTCAATGGCATGGCGACGAAGTCGCTCGTCAAGAATGCTGTTAGAAACGGGTTGTCGAATGCGGGGATACAGGCAGTCCTAGAACCTGTCGTGCAGGCCAACCGGGCTGCTGGCGGATTGGAATACGGGTGGGAAAAAGCGTTCGAGGATCTTGCGGGTGCCTTCGGAACCGGCGCTGCTCTTGACCTCGCTATGCGCCCCGCCGGCCGCGCCGCGATCCGCCGTTTCGGCAATGATACGCCCGACGGCACGTTCTCGCGCAATGTGCCACGCGGTGGTGTTTTCACCGACGCGCCGGAACAGCTCCATCTCCCGCCCAAGCCCGTTGTCCGTCCCGACATTTCCGAAGCTGTGCTTGAGAAGGCCCGCGCTGGCAACCTCGAGGCCCTCAAGGAAGTCGCGGTCAAGGCGGGCATTGCCGATCATCCCAGCGTCAAGGGCGCGCTCGATCATGCCGAATTGGGCGGCAAGGTCGATGAAGCCGCCATGGCAAAGTTCAAAGAACTCGGTGTCGATGACGGCGAAGGGTTTCGCACGATTGCGGAGGTGATCAAGAACCCCGACCGCTACATTCGAGAGCCGAGCCCTGTACGTGCCGCCTCTGCGGCACTTGCGCCGCAAGAGGCCGTTGCCCTGGTAACGGAGAATGCCCCACAGGTGCAAGCCTTGCTGGCTGGCCTGGAACCCCGCATCGCGCGGGCCGTTGGCCATGCCCTGGAAGCGGGCCTGCCTCAGATCCTACCCCTCGTGCGTGAAGCCGTGGCGGGCCTCAAGGCGGGCGCCACCGATGCCGTGCCCTCGTTTACAGCCAAGCTCGGCGAGGTCGAGCGTTTCGTCGACGTGGCGACGATCCATGGCAGTCACAATCTATTCGAGGCCGCCGACGCTCTCCGCCGGTCGCCGGATGCCGTCGATAGCAATGTTCCCCTGACAACCGACTTCATGCACGGGGCGCGTGCGCTCTCCACGCTCGATGCCGATGCCTACGCGATCATTCGCTCGGGGGAGATGTCCCCCGCGATCGGTGCCGAAGTCGCCAACACCGTACCTCCAGCACAACAGGCCCGTGTGCTCAATGATTTGCGCAAAGCGGGAGCTGAGACAGTCGCCGACGCGCGGGAGTTGATCGACACGCTCGTGACGCGGGAACGCGGCGATGAGATGCCACTGCATGCCGGCGCCAAGATCAGCGACCCCGCCGGCCCGGAAGCCAAGGCACAAACCGAACGTCTCGCCGAAGAGCACGCCGATGCCATCAAGGAGGCCGAAGCCCCACTGAAAGAGCGCGACAAGCTCGAAAGCGAAGTCGAGACGATCCGCGGCGAGATTGCCAAGCTCGAAGAGAAGACCGCAATCGGGGCGGAGAAGAAGTCAGACGCGACCAAGCAGGCGGATGCAGGCGAATTTGATCCGTTCCGCGCGATCGACCCCGAGACAACAGCCAAGCCCGGCGACGGCCCGACAGCAAAAGAATTCGGAGAACTCGCAGCCAAGCGAGGGGACTTGCGCGATGCGCAAGCGCGGCTGGCGAATGCCAATGACGCGATCTTCCCGCCGTCGCCCGATGACATCCTGTTCCGCCACATCATGGAGCACGCGGGCCTTCAGCGCGTCAAAGACCTGCGCTCAGCGATCGATGATGCCTTGCGGCTGGCCACCCAGATTTTGCCGGAGGGGACACGCGTCCAGGTCACGCCGGAACGCATGATCGATCCCGTCAGCGGCCACATGCTGGATGCCCTGTCCGACGTGGCGACGGGCGATATCGCGCTTGCAACCTATGCCGTCAATCCTGCGGCACGGATTGCCCACGAAGGGTTGCACACCCTTGTCACGCGCGGGCTGGTGTCGCCTCAAGAGATCAATCTGCTCGCCGATGCCGCGCGCACGGCGAAGGTGTTCCCGGAAGATGTAGAAGCCAAGTATCGCACAGCCTATGAGGGCCGGCCAGAAGTCGATCGCCTGATCGAGGAAGAGGCCGCTGCTCACTATATCGAAGCCCGGATCAAAAGGGGCGAACCTGCCCCGCAATCAATCGTCGACCGCGTACATGCTCTGATCAAGCGGGTTCGCAATGCGCTCGACGGATATGGGTTTAAAACGGCTGAGGACGTGCGTGACGCGATCTTGCGTGGAGACGTCGCCAAGCGTGAGGCTAATGACGCGTGGGGGCGCACACAACGTGAGTCGACGGACAAAGGTCCAATGTTCGCTCTGCGCGACACGGACTCCCTCGGCTACTACTCCAAAGCTCTTGAAGCCGCTCGCTCTCTGAAGCAGTCCAAAGGCACGCCAGAGCAAATGCTGGCTCAGCTCAAGACGGCGGGTGTCAAGGAAGCCGAGATCAAGGCCACGAAGCTCGATGAGCTGTTGGCTGATCCGTCGGTTCGGGGTCATTCCATCACCCGAGACGAGATCGTCAAGCACCTGGAGGAAAGACGAGTCAATCTGAGCGAGGTCGAGCGCAAGCGGTCAAGCAACGCAATCCAGGTCGAGGAAGAACTCTCTAAATGGCGCGAGAATGAGATTGAAAAACTGTCGACTTACGACTCCGACCGCCATGCCGAAATTTCTCTAAAGCACGAGGATGATATCTTAAAGTTCGTTCGTGAAAACGGCGTGGTCGTCGACGAAGAGCGTTTTAGAGATGATGCGAGCGACCTTTTGGCGGAAGTCGGCGTCAAGGTCGAGACAGGATCAATACCATTATGGGAGCACGCCGAGTCCTACACTTTCGTCACGATGCCGGATGGCAAGACGCTTTGGCTCTCCAATCAAGGCGGTCACGAAGTTTATCAGTCCTACGCTGCGGCCGTCAAAAGCCTGGAAGATGATGCGAAAAATCAAGCCAAGGATTCGATTGATGAAGCAGAGCACCAGCAGCGCGACCTCATCCGCCGCGAGCTCGAAGGCGAAGATGACACCAAATGGTCCTCCTACTCCCTCGACCCAGCGAACCCAACCTACAGAGAGACGGTTATACATCTGCCTGAAGTCGGCGTTTCGTTTGATGAATATCTGAAAATCCGCCAAGAGAACGGCACCGCCTATCGCGACCCGATCCCCTCGAATCTTGCTGGATACCGTCGCGATTACGATGAGGGCCTGTGGCGAACGAACGGCGGCGAGCGCTCCCTAAGTGCTCGCGCGCAGGACAAGAACTTCCGCTCCGGCCACTTCCCCGAACCCAACATCATCGGTCACATGATGACCAGCACCGTCAAGGACGCGGCTGGACGAGACGTGTTCCTGATCGACCAGATCCAGTCCGATTGGGGGCAGAAACTGCGCGACGGCGGTGTCAGAGACGAGGCGAAGATCGCTGATATTCGCACACAGCAGGAGATCTCGCGCACAAAAGCCGATGAGATCATGGATGGTTATATGCGTGGCTTGGCCAACGAAGACCGGGCCAAGAACTACAAGCCCGATGTCGTTGATCGGTTCGGCAGGATGGCGCAAGAAGGAGATCAGACGGCTAGGACGTGGATAGAACTCAACGATCGTGCGAATTTATTGAATTCCGAACTCCGCACCGCCGAAGCCACCGCCTCCGGTCATCCTCTCGTCAACACCACAGACCAATGGACCAATACCACTCTCCGCCGTGCTATCAGGCTAGCGGTTGAGCAGGATGCCGACTCAATCGCCATTCCATCCGGCGATACGGTGCTGTCATACAACCCCGGCGGCACCGAGGGCATGCGGGGATTCTACGACAAGATCGTGCCGAAGAACCTGCGCAATCTGCTGCAGAAGATCGACAAGGACAGCCCCGATCCAGCCAAGACTGCAACGCTGGCCACGCCGTCCAAGGGCGCGACTGGAAAAGGCTTCACGGTTTTCCCCCTGACCGACAAGGTCAAGGCGTCCGTCATCAACGATGGGCAGGCGATGTTCTCCCTGCGCGAGGGCGGCGATGGCGCGAGGATACGGGCCTATCACTGGACCGACCAGACATTCGAGAGGTTCGACGCCAGCGAGACGGTCGAGGCTGGGTTCCATTTCGACGACATGAACCAGGCCGTGACCCGATCGGCGACCAAGTCCGGCTGGCCGTGGCCGCTGAAGGGGCGGCTGATCCCCGTCGAGATCGAGGCCGGCCGTATCCTCGATCTGCCCGAGGACGTGACGCTGTGGACCGGGAAGCACATGATCGACGCGCTCGAAAAGCACGGCATCATGGACGCGGAGACCGCCGCCCGCATGCGCAGCAAGGACTTCACCGGACAGGAGCGCACGCGCCAAGTGCGTGATTGGCTGGTGGAGCAGGGCTACGACACCGTCCGCTATGAGAACCGTTTCGAGGGCGCTGGCCCCTCCTACATGACGCTCGGCACTGGCAACGTGCGCCACGCACGCAGCGGCGCGGTGCTGTTCGGGCTCAGTCCTGAACCACCCAAGGCACCGCTTCATGCGGAAGTCGCCATGATCGACCGCATGAATATGCTCAAAGACCTCGCCATGGCCTGCAAGGGATAGCCACATGAGCCTCAAGGATTGCATCACGGCAGCCGTGCGCCAGGGCCACATTACGCTTGAGGAAGGGCAGACCCTCGCCAAGCGCTACGACAACATCGCTAAGCAGGTTCTGAGCACGGGCGAGGCCAAGGCGCAATTTGTGGCTGAGCTTGAGATCGAGGCCGCCGAACGCAAGCGCAGGGCCTTCCTGATGGAAGGTGTGCGGGGCAAGCTGCTCGCCGAACTCAAGGGATACCGCAACCTCAAGGGCGAGGAAGACATCGCCGAAGCGTTTCTGATGATGCACGAGAACTATGGTCGCATGGGTTCCTACATCGCCGACGCGGAGGGCGCCCGCACGGTGATCCAGCGACGAGCCCATGAGCAACTCAGCGACCTTTTGCGCGAGTTCCGCAAGGGCGCTATCACGGGCGATCTGCGCCGCTCCCGTCCCAAAGTGCATGCTCGCTTGCAAAACGTCGTGCGCGAACTGTTCGGAGAATCAACGGGCGACGCCCCAGCCGCGATGATGGCCAAGGCCTGGGAGAAGGTCTCCGAAGATTTGCGCGTCCGCTTCAATGAGGCAGGCGGTGCCATCCAGAAACTCGAGAAGTGGGGCCTACCTCAGGGGCACGATCAGCAAGCCTTGCTCGACTATGGCAAGGAAAAATGGGTCGATCGCCTGATGCAGGAAGGCGTTCTCGACCGCGACAAAACTGTGCATCCATTGACCAAGCGCCGGATGACGGATGAGGAATTGCGCGAGAGCCTGAATGTGATCTGGGACCGCATCACCACCGATGGTTGGATTGACCGGGAGGCCTCCGGCGTGCCGACCGGCAAGGGCGCGTTGTGGTCACAACACGCTGACCACCGCTTCCTGCATTTCAAGTCAGCCGATGCCTGGATGGACTACGCCAAAGCCTTCGGCAACCCAGACCCCTACGGCGCAATGATGGGCCACATCAACAAGATGGCCCGCGACATCGCACACATGGAAAAATTCGGGCCGAACCCGACCGTGATCCGCACCTACCTCAAGCAGCACCTGCAAGCCGAAGCGGCCAAGGTCAAGTCCACAGAGGTCGTCATCGGGGAGCAGATCGAGCAGTTGAAAGATCTCTCGGGGAAGCTCACGAAACCCAACCCGGAACGCGAAAAGATAACGACTGAGATCGCGAGCGTCCTGAAGGACCTGGACGCCGAGCGCCGAACGAAGTGGGGTAAACGGCACAGTCGCTACATGCGCGAAGAGCGCGATCCGTTGTCGACAGCCAAGGTCGCCGAGGTCGAGCTGCGTATGGACACGCTTTATCAGAAAATGACGACCCTGACGGATAAGCTGAAGGGCACGCCAGCCACCATCCGCGATGCCGAAATCGCCCACGCCATCGACTTGCTCACCGAGGAGATGCGCGACCCGATCCAGTTCGCCAACACCAAGAACCCACAAGACCATTTGACGAGAACGCTCTACAAGGCCGACGCGCGATGGGAACTCATGCGTGGCTCGATGAGCCCCGTGAGTGCGTCGTTTGCGAATGTCATGGCGAGTACGCGCAACCTCATCTCTGCGGCCAGCTTGGGAAGCGCCTGGGCCTCCTCTCTCGCCGATCCGATGTTTGGGCAGGACATGCGGTTGCGAATGGGGATGGGGTTCGCCAAAGCCAACTTCGGGCGTGTCTTGACCGTTGCCCTCAAAGAGATGGTGACGATGGGCAGCCGCGAAGACGCCGTCAGGGCAGGCCTCGGGCTCGACAGCGCCATCGATGTCATGCACCGGACGGCCAAGGAGAACAACTCCATGGATGCGCGGGCCTGGACCGGCTACCTCGCCGACCGCACGCTGACCTATGGCATGCTGTCGCCCTGGACCCAGGCAGGCAAACACCTCGCAGGCCTCGATCTCATGGCGTGGTTCGCGGACAACACAAAAAACGATTGGGCGCACATTCCTGATGGCCTACGCAAGGGGCTCGTGTCGCACGGCTTCGATGCTGCGTCGTGGGATCTGATCCGCAACGTACCCCTGCATGAGCCCAAACGCGGCGTGTTCTATCTCCGCGCTCCGGATATCGAGGGCGCTGCTGGCCGGGAGCTGTCCGAACGCTATGCAGCGATGATTTTGCGCGAGACCCGCTATGCGGTTCCGGAAGCAACCGTCGCTTCACGAGCGGTTGGGGGTGCGACGCGGCCCGGAACATTTCACGGCGAAGTGTGGCGCTCCATGATGCAGTTCAAAGGGTTCGGGATTGCCGTGGTTATGCTGCATGCAAACCGAATGGCGCGGGAGTTGATGGCGGGGGACAGATCGGCGGCGAGCATGGCCGGGGCGATGCTGATCACGGGCGCGTTTCTCGGCGCCGTGTCGATGTCCCTGAAGGACATCAAGGACGGTCGCGATCCCCGCAAGTGGCTCGATGAAAAAACCTATTTCGATCCGATGTTTTGGGCGGCGGCGGCACTGCAATCGGGTGGCCTCGGTATCTATGGCGATTTCCTGTTTTCGAATACGGGCCGCACGGGTAGCGGCCTGGGAAAAACGATGGTGGGCCCTGTCGTCGATCGCATTGACAACGTCCTCGGCCTGACCATGGGCAATGTCGGCCAAGCCATCCGCGGGGAGAAGACCAACCGTGGCCGGGAGGCAGCGAAGCTGGTCCGCCAGAACACGCCGGTCATCGGCAACAACATTTTCTTAGGATTAGCCTATCAGCGTGTGCTGATGGATCAGCTTCAACGGCTGGCTGATCCCGAGGCACACGCTGATTTCAGGCGGCAAATTCAACACAGACGCAAGGATTTCAAGCAAGATTTCTGGTGGGAGCCCGGTTCCTCGTCTCCAAGACGCGCCCCGGACTTGACCCGTCCCTTGGCCACACGTTAAGCACAAGCGTCCGTTGCGTTTCGCGTCCCATCCAGAGGAGGCATGCGCATGGCGGACATTGGCGTCCTGCCGACAAAAACCACGATTCGGCTGACATCATCCACGGGAGACTCCGGGACGATCACGGGAGCCACGCGCGCCGCTGCCGGCATTATGACCGCAGACCAAGCCGCACGGCTTGACGACCTATGGGGCCGGGCGGAAGGTGATGGCGGGGCCATTCAAATCCTTCCGCCTCTGGTTCGCCCTGTCGCATCTCTCCCCGTCGATGCCGTGACGCGTGCCGAAATGCGGCAAGCGTTGTCGGCCCTCAAGGGCGACGTGATCAACGACGCCGGCAAAGTCCTCACGCAAATACGCCAAGAGACGACACCCGGACAGGCTCCGGCCAGTCTCGACAATGCGCGCATCGAGCGTTTGGAGCAGGCTCTGCTCAATGTGGCGGATCGGGTGTCTCAACTCGAGCAGACCGTGGGGCAGATCGGAGCGGCGATTGAGGACACGCTGAGAGGGCAGGCCGCATGACGAACCTGATGCACATAAGCCAGGGGGTGGAAAGATGAGCTTGATCATCCTCGAATCCGACCTAAAGAAGTTTTCCAAACGCGCCAACCCGGAATACGTCGCGGCCTTGCTAGGCGGCATGGAGTTGTTGCGAGAGGCAGGCATTCTCGAAAACGAGCAACGCCTCTCGCATTTCATGGGGCAGGTTGGGGCGGAAACTGGTGGTTTCACGGTCATTCGCGAGTCGTTGAATTATATGACAGCGAAGCGCTTGCGTGAAGTGTGGCCAGCGCGGTTTCGAAATAAATCCGACATCGAACTGCAACCGCTCCTTAAGAATCCGATCAAACTCGGAGATGAGGTTTACGGGGGTCGGATGGGAAATTCGCACCCAGGAGACGGCTACACGTTCCGCGGCGGCGGCTTCCTTCAAACGACGGGTAGGGCAGCCGTCGTGCAATACTGCAAGGCTTGCGGCGTGCCGTTCCGGCCAGATGTGCTCGACGATATCAGCCTCTCTCTTCGTTTTGCGGTCGAGGAGTGGACCAAGGCCAAGTGCAACGACTTCGCGGATCAGAATGATCTCATGAAAGTCAGCCGCGCCATCAACGTCGGCAGCGCCTCTAGCAACGTTATCCCCGTGGAAATGAAAAGCCGGGAGGAATGGTTCGCCAAGGCGTGGGCTATCTGGGGCTCGAAAGGCAAGGCCGACAAGCCTCCGAAAGAGCCTATCAGCCCGGCCAAGGTTCTGACGGCAGCGGCAACAACAGCAACCGTCGCCTCTGTGACAGTGCAGCCCGTTGCCGAAGTCGTGAAGCAAGCGGCTCCGGTGGCCAAGCCTGTTTTGGAAACAGCAGCTACGGCCATCAAGCAAGGCCAGGACGTGCAAGGCCTGATTACTCAAGCCAAGGGGCTGACGACATTCGCGGCCGCAGAGCCGTTCTGGGTTGCCGCAGCGGCCGGCGGGTTTGGTCTGATCATGGCGTTCGGCTGGATACATAAGAGGCTCCTGTCATGATCCGGATCTACACAGCCATAGCCACATTTTTTGCCATCGGCGTTCTTGCGTTTGGCTTCATGAAACACAGCGAGCACAAGGGCGCACGGAATGCAGTGGCGAAGATCGAGAAGCGGACGGAAAAGAAGATCCACAAGGCTGAAACTGCTCAACGCCGGGTCGATCCTAGCGCTTCTGAGCAGCGGCTGCGCAGTCGATACTGCTCAAACTGTTGAGCCGTCCAAGATCTGCAAACCGTGGAAGCAGATCAATATCCGAACTGCTGACAAACTGACACCCGAAACCGCCGGGGAGATCGAGCAGAACAACGTCGGTAGAGAGGCATTTGGCTGCCCCTACGAGCCACCGCTCAAGCGCGTGGCGGGGAAGTAGCGTCTCCGGATGGAATCGAACCACCGACTTCCTGTAGTGATCGGACCGAAATCCGATCACGCCAGGACCTCTAACCAGCTGAGGTACGGAGACTCACGAGATTACAGCCATCGCTGGGACGGGGCTAGTCCGTTTCTTACTTAGTAGTCGCCGTCTGCCAGCACATGCGCTGCCGATTTCGCTGTGTCGATTTCCACCAGAGTAAAATCGTCCTGGCGTTGGTGGACGCCACACTTCTTCAGTGCCTCGACCAGCAAGGCTCTCGCCTGCTCCTGAGTCTCCGCAACGATGACGCTAGCGGCCGGGACGGGATAGTGCCGATCATGATCATTGCAAGACCACACACGCATCGGCCTCAATCTCCTTTTCCGCGACTTCGGATCATTGATGCGCCTATCGTGGACGCAGCGAGTATCCCGCGATCATAGTCGGCTACGGGGACGGTTGTCGCGATCTGATCCATGATCTGGGCGCACGCCTCACGCTCGTCACGGGCGATGGCGCGGAATATGTGCGCCAATCCCGGCCATTGATCAGGCTTTAGGCCGGCAGATTTGCCAGCAGTTTGAGCCATGACGTCGAATGCATCAAGCATGGGCCTACTACTTCTTGGTTCGAGCGCGGATGTCAGCGGCTATGCATTCGGCCGTGATGGCGCAGTCTCTCAATGTCGCGTCGTCCTGCGAACCGCCATAGCTCTTGTCAGCCGCCCGGTCTTTTGCTGCGCTTTCGTCTGCGATCTTGGCGCAGACTTCTCTCTCTGCCTGAACTTCGCGCGCCGCCCATGCGTGCTTGTCGTCGACGGCAGCCTGCCACAACGACCGCAACTGCTCGATCTCGTTCGCAGCATCTCGCATTGCCATAATGCTCGGAGATGGCCCGCGCAATCTGTCGATGATGTCCATGGGCCTAGTCCTTGTTAGCGTCGTACTTAGATTTTAGGCGCTGATAGGTGGCGTACTGCTGGGCCTCTATCTCGCGTTGATGACGCTCATCGTTCAGTCCGGCGATCACGTCATCTCTTGCCGCCGATGTGGCGGGCGTGTCCTTGCTTGTCGGCGGCACGCAGTTGCAGCATTTATTGTGCATCGCTGTCCCGGCTACGCCTCAGCCGGGACAGCGATGCAATCTGCGGACCCGCGTCCCCAGTATTCGAGCCGGTCGGGGACCAGATCGGGGCGACCGCAGCAAGAACCCATCACCCACTCCCCATCACGGATGTAGATCACCGCGTGAGTGTAGGAACGGGTAGCGCTGTGACGAACGAGGACCGAACCGTCTGGAGCGCGGAAGCGAAATGTCTTGCTGGCCATCGGGCCTTCTCCGTTTCTAACTTGCAACGATCGGTTTGGCGTGGCGACGCATCATGCGCTCGCTCTCCTCGCGATCCATCTTTTCACCCGGTCGCTTGACCGCATGGAAACCAGCCAACGTGATCACGAAATTCACGTCTGGTCGGTGTGCGCCGGTCTGGACTTCGATCGCGAGCCCCTTCGCCACCAGCACGCGCCCGATGTCGACGCCATCACCATCGCCCGCAGCGTAGAAATTGCGATAGCCGATCTTCTGGTTAGTCAACCCGAGCGCGTGCCGGATGAAGTGGCGCTCCTCGCTGGTCAGGTCGTCCTCGCCCACGTCGTGCCGGTCGTAGCCGCTCTCAAAACTGGTCACGGACATGGGGGTTAATCTCCTTGCTTGGGCCAGTCGGCCGGGCGGTATCCTGACAGGTACGCCTCTACCAATCGACGCTGCGGCTCCCTGATGGCTCGCCGACCAGTCATGAGGTCGTGCGCCATCTGATTTCTCTGCTCTCCGAGGTAGCCGAGCATCGAGGCCATCTCGAAAAGACTGAGCCCGAGACGCTCGCGCGCCCGGGCCAAATCCTTGGGTGTCATTTCTTAACCGCAGCCACGAGTTCTGCGGTCGTCGCGCCCTCAAACCAAGCGTTGTTCAGGAGATCGCTATAGGATTTTTCGGCCTGCTCCCGGTTGCGGTCGGACACGTCCGCGAGCAGCAGTTCGAGAGCGGCATTGAGTTCGCGGCGGGCAGCGGTGTCGAACGTAGAGTTGTCTGTCGTAAACATGGTCATGTCCTCGTTGGGTTGGCTCATTGCCTCAGTGACAATCATAAAATAGCACATCCAGTCGATATGTCAAGTGCCATAGTGAAATTATTTTCTCCGTTTGCGCCCATCAGCCGGTTTCAGATCGTAGCGTTTGCATATTTTTGCCACCTGCCTGTCGGACAGATCAATTTTCCGCGCGATGTCTACCACTGATAGCCCCTGCTGCACGAACGGGGAGATTTGCTCTCGGCGCCGTTCCGGTGTCCAAATATCCGAATGCGCGACAATGCCGCGTCGCCTGATTACGCGCGACACCAGTGCGCGTGATACGCCCAGTTCCTCCGCCACAAGCGAGGGAGTCATGCCGGTTGCCAGTGCGGCTGCAATAGCATCCTGGTTCAGACTGCCGGACACCTGCGACCGCCCCTTGTTAGCCTGCCCCCATGTCCACTGTTGACGGCGGAACAGCCGAGCGATTGTTGATTGATGGACGCCGATCAATGTTGCCGCCTGCGCCATTGTAGATCCGCGCCTATGTTCGGCTATAATTATTGCGACCACGCGCACGTCTAAACCAAGATCGCGACGAGGAGAGGGGAGGCTGTAGCTCGCTCTGTGCCGCGCTACAGTGCTCGGATATCTGACCCCGATTGCCTCCGCGATCTCTCGATCTGACCGCCCCTCATGCGTCAGTTTCGCAATAATACTTCGTTTTTCGGCCGATAGCCGCACGTCGTGGCGGGCACCTTTGACGCCAACAATGTCGTGACGAATTCGCATCATCACCACTATATCCTCGGACACGCCCAACTCGTCCGCTATTTGACGACCAGGCATTCCTGCGGCAACGCACTCGCGCACAAACTCAACCCGAGCGACTGCGTCGAGATTAGGCCATAACGATCGTACGGCCTCCATCTCTGGATGGTCATCCACAGCGGGCGTTCCTCTCTTAGGCGGCCTTGGTCGTCAGCTTGCTCACGACGAGACCAACGTTTGCCGTGAGCACGTTGAAATTCGAGCCTTCGAATTCCGCCCACGAGACGATGCGTTCGAGTAGTCGCGGCCGGCCATGCGGCCGACTACTCGAACGCTGTCGGCATGGATGCGGAGAAATATCGACAGATCAGGATGCCGCCGCATCGCTTCGTCGGCGACATCGGCGGCCTCTTTCATCGCTTGGATTGTCAAGTTCGCCATTGGGGCGTCTCCTGCGTTCTGGCGGGCCTCGGGACCGTCCCGCTAACCTCACCTGTGCATCGTGGTTGACAAATCGCACACGGCGCTTGCTTAGTCAAGAAGAAACATGTACATATTCCTCCTTGAGATAGCCAATGCGGAAACCCAAGAAGTTGCCTCCGGAACACCCATATCCGACACATCAGATAGGCTACGCGAGGGTGAGCACGACAGAACAAGATTTGCGAATGCAGATCGACGCGCTCCATAAAGTCGGTATCGAAGACAAGGATATCTACACCGACAAGAAGAGCGGCAGGAACAGGAAGCGACCGGGGCTCGAAGCCGCTCTCGAAGCGTGTCGGCCCGGCGACACTCTGACGGTCTGGAAGTTCGATCGATTGAGCCGGAACGCGCTCGACATGATCACCATGCTGGAGGAGTGCAAAGTGCGT